ATGAACGAACGCGACCCGGAGTATCTGGCCACTCTGCAGCGCCACTACGCCAAAGAGCACGCCTTTCCATCCTACGACAAGCTCCTGCCTGTCTTGGGGGTGGCAGCACGCTCGGCGGTCAAGACCATCCTCGAGCGCCTGGCCAAGCAGGGCTTTCTCGAAAAGAACGGCGACGGCGTCTGGATTCCGGCCAAGCGCTTTTTTGAGCGCCCCCTGGCGGAATGCGCTGTACAGGCGGGCCTGCCGACCGAGGTGGCTGACGTGGCGACGCAGCCGTTTTTCCTCGACGAACACCTGATCGACTCGCCGGCGGATACGCTGCTGATTCGGGTCAAGGGTGACTCGATGACGGACGCCCACATCGATGACGGTGACCTGGCTGTTGTCGATACCTCACGCAATGCCTCGGTGGGGGATTTCGTGGTGGCACGCGTCGATGATCAGTTCACGCTCAAGGAGTTGGTGATCGAGAAGGGCCGCAGGGCGCTCAAAGCCCACAACCCGGCCTATCCCTTGATCCTGCCAGACGGTGAACTGAACATCGTGGGCGTGGTGGTCGGCTTGACCCGAAAGATCGCGCGCTGAAGTTCGGTTCTGCGAATAACAACAAGCAAGGAGCCGAGCATGAGCATCTTCAATCCACCCCATTTCCTGCGCCACATTGGCATGCCAACGTTGCGCGAGTTCACCGAGGCCCATCTGCTGGGGCCGCACCTGACGCTGGACTGGACCCTGGATGAAGCGGCTCTGCCGGCGATGGTGAGCCAGGCGGTGGAAACTCTGGCCACCGAACTGCCGTCACGCGAGATGACCACGGAAGCGCGCAAAGCCATCGCTGATGCCCTCGGATATTGGTACGACGATTTGCGCCGCTGCCACCTGATGGCCAACCCGCTGGCAGCAGAGGAGTTCTTGCTCAAGTGCGCCGACGATGACGAGGTATTGGCCGCATTCGCTGACCGTGACGACCGCGAGAAGGCGATGTGGATGTTCACCTTCCGCGATGAGGCCTTCCGCCAGACCGAGCTGCACCTGTCCTTCCTGGCCAAGACCAATGGCAAGTACTGGAAGAAGCACCGCATCGAAGCCGGGCTTGATCCCACTGCGGATCGTGCGGCACTGGAGGCCTTTAGCCAAGCGGTGGCCGACATCTACAAAAAGGCCGGTGCCGGCAAGGCCACCCACATCGAGGTCAGCCAGCGTGAGCACCAGATTCAGATCACGCTCTACGTCGAAGGCCCGGTCACGGCCCTGGCGCACTTTAGCCAGAACCATTTCAGTCGCATCACCACCCGCATCGCCCTGGAGACGGCGCTGCTCTACGATCCACAAACCGGACTCGTGGAGACCATCGTCAAAGGTGGCGCCAAAAACCACAAGGCAGTGCTGCAGCTCTTCGGCCAACACCTGGTCGGTCACGAGATCAAACCCGAAGAGATCGAACCCAAGCGCTACCGGCTCAATGCGCTGCGTGACGGGCTGGACCCCTTCGAGGACTGGGGGCGCTACGGTATCCGCAAGGTGCGTCTGCGTCGTGCCCAGTTCAAACCGATGAACAGCAATGGGGAGACTATTCACCTGGAAGCCTCAGAAGCTGAGTCCGAACCCGATGCCTTGACCGTGGCCCGTGCACGCCTGAAGGTCAGCCACGCCTTCGAGGCCGAGTACAACCTCGACGGCGCCACGCTGATGGTCTATCCGACTGAAAAAATCCGTCGCGGCCATTTCAGCTTCAACGTTTTTTCATCGGGTTCGTCCACCATCAAGAACCTGCCGGTCCCGCATCAGCCCATGGCCCAGGCGGTACTGCGCGCCTTGAATGTCGTCGATGCCGATGAGCCCGTGCCGACGGTTGCGCCGGGTTCTGAGGCTGATCAGGCCGCACTGGCGGTATGAGCACAGCCCAGATAGAGGCGACGGCGCTCCTGTGTCGGTTGCTGGATTTTCATGAGCAGCGGTTCAATGGCAAGACGGTCTTTGAGGGTGAATGGTCGACAGCAGCCCAGACGCTGATGGAGGCGGGCTTGCTGATCAGTGATGAGGATCTGAGCTCGGCGACTTGTTACGACTGCTGGGTCGAATTGGCGCGCGTGGTTGAAGACCCGCCCAAGTCCTACTCGGTAGGAGAGGGTGAGGTGTTGCAAATGTGCCCGGAGTGCGGCCCCATTGTCGCGCCCGCCTATGTTCGTCAGACCTATCGCCTGGCGCTGCCTCGCCTGATCACCAAGCTCCTGGTAGGCTTGAATTTCAGCCCGAACGGGATGAAGGCCATCGACAAGGATGCCATCCAGGATGAACGCGCTTGGCAGCTATGGCGGCTTGGCACGGGTACCGCCAAGCGCGGCAAGGGTGTGACCTGGTATTTCGCTCGCCACCTGCATCGGATGGAGGTGGCATTGCGCCTGCACGAGCAGATCGCCGCCGATCAGTCCCTGCAATCGTGCGTGATCCTGACCAGCAGCGAAGTGCCGCTGCCTAGGACGTCGCCACTGTCAGGCTTTGAGGTGCGCAGCCTGCTCACCGTCGGTCAGATCGAAGCGCACAGCTTCACCTTCTTCCCGGATCGCCATCCGGCACCCGGTGTGCAGCGCCTGGAAGAGGCTGCGCCCGGCACATCCCTGCAATACCTCAAGCCCAAGGGGCTGGTCTACATCGATGGTGAGGCCATCAAGCTCGAGCCACGCGAGCGCAGTTTGCTGATGGCGCTCATCGATGATCTGGACCACGAGATGGACAATGCCAGCTTGCGTGACAAGGTCGGATCGGTGGCCGAGAAGTTCAGCCCTAGCAAGGTCTTTGATCGCAAGCCCCACGTCTATCGCACCTTCATCCGCTTCCTGCGCGAAGATGGTCGCTATCAGCTGCAGATTCCGCCCGAGGATCGCAGCTGGCTGATCTGAAGCCCCACACCCTGGCGCTCTGCACCTGAGCAGACGCCAATCCGAATAATCCCGAGCGCCCGGCTGGTTTGACCAGACCGGGCTTTTTGCGTTGGCTGATCGGGGAGCGTTCCGCAAGTGATTCCGCAGGGGATTCCGCAAGTTTGCGGAACCTGTTGCGGAACGCCTCATGGGGCGCGAAGCGGCATGAACACAGGCATGGGGACGGCGATTTCGCAAATGCCAATGTGAGTTTGCGGAATCAGTCTGCGGAATCTGCGGAACGGTTTGCGGAACCCCGGCTGGGAAAGTTTGCAACAAGGCACGGCGCGCGACGGGCCGAAACCAGCAACCTTTTCCAGGAGCATTTTCATGACCCAAAACACAATGCAAACGGCCCTCGCGGCCACCCATCAACCGACTGCCCCCGTTATCGACATCGGCAGTCTCCCTCTCCAACTCGAAGACCTGACGCGCGAGCGCATCAAGGCGCTGCCCAAGCCAGCACTGCAGGAACTCTCTGTCCTGCTCGCTGGAATGGACCGCGCCATCGACCACGCCCGTGAGCAGCTGACTGCTGCGCTCGATGATCTCTACGGCGACGCCGCCCGCGCGCAATTGCTCGACGCGGGCAAGGACACCGGCACCACGCACTTGAATGATGGCGAGCTGGCCATCACCGTCGAGATCAAGAAGTCGGTCGCCTGGGATCAGGATGAGTTGGCTGCCATCGCTCAGCGCATCGCCAGCAATGGCGACGACCCAGCCGAATACATCGACGTGAAGTATTCGGTCTCCGAGCGCAAGTTCGCTGCCTGGCCCGAAACCCTGCGCCGTCCCTTCGAGGCGGCTCGCACCCTCAAACCCGCCAAACCGGCCTTCCGCCTGGCACTCGTTGGGGAGGGCAAGTGATGGCACTCCCAATCATCAGCGCCGACCAGCGCCTCGCCGAAAAACGCTGCGCCAAGGTCGCTCTCGTGGGCGTGCCCGGTGCCGGCAAGACCTCCCAGATCCGCACCCTGAACGCCACCAGCACCTTGCTGGTGGACACCGAGGCGGGCGATCTGTCCATCCTCGACTGGGCCGGCGACACCCTGCGTCCGCGCACCTGGCCCGAGTTCAAGGACCTGGTGGTGTTCCTCGCCGGGCCGAGCCCCAGCGCCAATCCGGACCAGGCCTTCTCTCAGGCCCACTTTGATCACGTCTGCCAGAAGTACGGTGATCCAGCGCAGCTGGCCAAGTACGACACCTACTTCGTCGACAGCCTGACCGTGCTCTCGCGGATGTGCCTGGCCTGGTGCAAGACCCAGCCGGCGGCCTTCTCCGAGAAGACCGGCAAGCCCGACACGCGGGGCGCCTACGGCCTCTTGGGTACCGAAATGATCGGCGCGCTCACCCACCTGCAGCACGTGCGGGACAAGCACGTCATCTACGTCTGCATCCTGGAAGAGAAGCTCGACGATTTCAATCGCCGCATCTACCAGCTGCAACTCGAAGGCGCCAAGACCTCGGCCGAGCTGCCCGGCGTGCTCGATGAAGTCATCACGCTGGCCATCTTGAAGGCCGATGACGGCACTCCCTACCGCGCCTTTGTCACCGGCGCGGACAACACCTGGGGTTTCCCGAGCAAGGACCGCAGCGGCCGGCTCGACCCCATCGAAGAACCCCACCTCGGAAAGCTCATCGCCAAGTGCCTCGGCCGCGATGCCGCAGCTCGCCCAACTGCGACTGCCGTGCAGACCAGTCCCGCTTTCCCGACCGCCAACGAATTTCAGGAGTAACCCGCCATGTCCAACTGGAACGATTTCAACGACGCTGAACAGCAGCAGTCCTTCGACCTCATCCCGCGCAACACGGCGGCCAAGCTGCGCCTGACCATCAAGCCAGGCGGTTTCGATGACCCGGCACAGGGCTGGACCGGTGGCTGGGCCACCCAGTCCTTCGAGACTGGCGCGGTCTACCTGGCCTGCGAAGGCGTGGTGATGGAAGGCCCATTCGCCAAACGCAAGATCTGGTGGAACGTTGGCCTGCACAGTCCCAAGGGGCCGACCTGGGGGAACATGGGGCGCACCTTCATCCGCGCTGCGCTCAACTCCGCGCGCAATGTCCACCCGTCTGACAACAGCCCCCAGGCCCAGACCGCCCGTCGCATCAGTGGCTTCGGCGATCTGGATGGCCTGGAGTTCGCCGCACGCATCGACATCGAGAAGGATGGTAGGGGCGAGGACCGCAACACCGTCAAGGCAGCCATCGAGCCGGATCACCGCGACTACGCCTTGGTCATGGGCGTGGCACCAAAAACGGGGACTGGCAATCCGGGTGGCAACTCCGGAGCGCCAGCAGCCGTCGCAGCGCCGAGCTACACGCCCCCGGCTGCCCACACTACGTCATCGCGTCCTACCCAATCCACCGTCCCCAGCGGCAAGCCCGCCTGGGCGCAGTGAGGGAGGGCGTGACGATGATGAGCACACCTATTCTCACGACCAGCCACTACGGCGTGGTGCGCTTCGGTGACCTGGCGGTGGAAGCCGTGGTGCTGGAAGACGGCACCCGGGGCTATGTCCAGCGCCAATTGGCCACAGCTATCGGCCTGCACGAATCGCGCCGGGGCAGTCAGCTCAAAACGCTGCTGTCGGATGTCGCCCCCGGTGCAGCGGAGGTCTTGCAGGAAAACGCCTGCAGCATCCGCCTGCCCTCGGGCCAGACCACGGCCTTCTTTCCGGCTGGGGTGATCAGCGAGGTCGCCTCGGGCGTGATCGATGCCGCGCTCGAAGGCCGTCTGCACCGCAAGCGCCAGCATCTGGTGCCCAACTGCCAGCGCATCCTAAAAGCCCTGGCCAAGAGCGGTGAAGTCGCGCTGATCGACGAGGCCACTGGCTACCAGTACCACCGTGCCCCCGATGCGCTGCAGGCCTTGATCTCGCGGCTGTTACGCGAGCGCGTGGCCAGCTGGGAACGGCGCTTTAGCCCCGACTACTACAGGGCACTGTTTCGCCTCTTCGGTTGGCACTACCAGGGCCATCAGCAAAACCCGCCAGCGGTGATCGGCCAGATCACTCTGCGCTGGGTGTACGACGTGATCATGCCCCGCGAAATCATCGAGGAGATCCGTAACCGCAAACGCCTCTCCGACAAGGCACACCAATGGCTCTCCGAGGGTGGTCTCGCCCTGCTGGAAAAGCAGATCCATGCGGTGACCATGATCGCGCGCTCGTCGATGACCTACCGGGACTTCGACACCCGCTGCGCCACGGCCTTCGGCAGCCAGCCGCTGCAGATGACCCTCTTCATCGGTGCGCTGGAGGGAGGGCAATGAATGGCCGGCCAATGCTGGGTCTGCAAGCGGCAGGCCCGTGGTCTCGGCCACAGCGACAACCGCTTCAAGGTGGGGCAACCCCGCCGGTATCCGATGGACTGGGTCTTCTGCAGCCGCCGCTGTCAGGACGCGTTTCACGCGCTCTATGGCCAGTGGCTCCGAACCGACCCCAGGTAGGAGGACGTGCTCATGGTTGATGCGACCGAATTCGAGCGTGCGGCTATGCGCCAGTGTCTGAAGTGGTTCGGCGAGGCGGCCGGCGAGATCGGCTTTGACAAACCGCTCGGACACTACAGCGAGGCCGAGGCCTTGCAGGTGATCGAGGCCATCGTCACCGGTTGGACGGAAGCGATGGCGGCTCATCACCAGCAGGCGAAGTACCCGCTGGTGCGCGGCATCGAGCCCTATGAGACGCAGGCGCCGCAGCCAGTGGCCAAGTTGGAGCCAGCTACTGCAGCCGCGCCTTCGCCGGCAGCAACCTTCGATCCGGCCAATCCCTTCGCGGATCTGGAGGACGACCTGCCCTGGGAGACCGGGGAGCCGGTGTCCGCCAAGGGCACTCAGCGTGGGAGGGCGAAGTGATGCTGGATTTCAATCATCGCCCCGCCTTCCACGAGCGGGTGACGGGCTTTATCGATGCCGCCCTGGATGTCGAGCGTGCGGGGCAGACCCCGCGCGACTACCTCGGTGCTTCCCGACTGGGCGTGGCCTGCGAACAGGCGCTGCAGTACGAGTACGCCGGTGCGCCGGTCGATCCCGGCCGGGGTTTCTCCGGCCGCATCCTGCGGGTGTTCGAGGTTGGCCATGTGCTGGAGGACCTGGCCGTGCGTTGGCTGCGCATGGCTGGCTTCGAGCTGCACAACCAGAAGGCCAGCGGTGGTCAGTTCGGCTTCTCGGTGGCGGGTGGCCGGATCAAGGGTCACGTCGACGGGATCATCACGGCGGCACCACCAGAGCTGGGGCTGTCGTTCCCGATGCTGTGGGAATGCAAGACCATGGCCGACAAGCACTGGAAGGCCTGTACCAAGTCCGGGGTAACGGTCACCAAACCGGTCTATGCCGCGCAGATGGCGACCTACCAGGCCTACATGGAGGGCACGGTCGAAGGCATCAGCCGTAACCCGGCGCTCTTCACCGCTATCAACAAGGACACCCAGGAGCTGTGGTTTGAGCTGGTGCCTTTTGATGCGGCCCTCGCCCAGAAGATGTCCGACCGCGCCGTGCGGGTGATCCAGGCGACTGAGGCAGGCGAGCTCTTGCCTCGCGCCTTTGCCGAGGCCAGCCACTTCGAGTGCAAGTTCTGCTCGTATGCGCAGCGCTGCTGGGGAGGTGTGTGATGAGCACAGCTTTCAAACAGCGCAAACCGGCCAAGACCACCCAGACGGTATGGGTCGAGCGCTGGTCGCCACCCAAGCCCCTGGTCGGGCTGCAGGCCATCGAGAAGGTGCTCAACCGTCACACCTTTCTCGTGTGCCCTGAATCCCGGTTGGTGGTGGCCGTGCTCGCCCGTGCCATCCACGACAGCTTGAGTCTGACCAACCGCCGGATGCGGCGCGAGGCGCGGCGCTTTCTGCTCGGGGACGACTTGACGCTCTGGTGTGACCTGGTGGGACTGCATCCCGACTTCGTGCGCTTCGTTGCCCGCAAGGCCGGCTACCTCGCCGATGAGAAGGCGCACTGGCAGAAGGTACCGATCAAGGTGCCGGTGACGCCTGCGCCCACCGAACCGGTCGTCAGCGCCAGCAGCGCTCCGGTGCATTCCATCACCTGCCAAGCCCAAACCCATCAGCCACAGGGAGGACTGATCCATGCTTGATTTCAATTCGGTGCCGCCGGTGGCCAACGCCACGGGCGGTGATCTCAACGCACAACGCGATGCCATCCGAGCCGATCTGCTGGCCCGGCTGGAGTCCGTGCTGATGACGCTGCTGCCGGCCAGCAAGAAGCGTGGCCAGAAATACCTGGTCGGCGATGTGCTGGGCAGCCCGGGCGATAGCCTGGAGGTGTCGCTTAAGGGTGAAACAACCGGTCTGTGGCACGACCATGCCACGGGTGAAGGTGGTGACATCTTCGATCTGATCGCAGCCCACCACGGTCTCGACACCCAGGCGGACTTCGCCCGGGTGTTGGAGATCGCCGGGCAACTGGTCGGACGTGCCACCAGCCATCCCCCGAAGCGCAAGAAGCCGGAGGCCCCGGTCGACGAGCTGGGTCCGGCCACCGCCAAGTGGGACTATCTGGATGCCGCCGGCAACCTGATCGCCTGCGTCTACCGCTACGACCCGGCACCGGGCCGGAAGGAGTTCCGCCCCTGGGACGCCAAGCGCCGCAAGATGGCCCCGCCCGAGCCGCGTCCGCTGTACAACCAGCCAGGGATTGCCATCGCCGAGCAGGTGATCCTGGTCGAGGGCGAGAAATGCGCGCAGGCATTGATCGAGGCGGGCATCAGCGCGACCACCGCGATGCACGGGGCCAATGCGCCGGTCGACAAGACCGACTGGTCACCGCTGGCCGGCAAGGCGGTGCTCATCTGGCCTGACAAGGACAAACCTGGCTGGGCCTACGCGGAAAATGCAGCCAGGGCCGTACTACAGGTGGGCGCGGTCAGTTGCGACATCCTGATGCCCCCTGACACCAAGCCGGAGGGCTGGGATGCAGCGGATGCCTTGGCTGATGCGCTGGCTGATCGCACCGACGAAGACCCGCTGCCCTTTGATGTGTTCGGCTTCATCACCTCTGGGCAGCGAATGCCTGTTGTGCGTGACATGGAAACGCCCGTGTTGGAGGACAGTCCTGGCGATCTGATGGAGGGGGTCTCCTGGGGAACCGAAGACGGCCTGGCCAGTGCCTTCACCCGCCGCTATGGACAGGACTGGCGCTACTGCGCGCAGTGGAGCAAGTGGTTCGTATGGACCGGGCAGCGTTGGAATGAGGATCAGGTGCTGTTCCTCAATCATCTGGCGCGTGGCGTTTGCCGAGCGGCGTCCATGAAGGCAGACAGCCCACGACTCAAGGCCAAGCTTGCCAGCGCGTCGACCATTGCCGCAGTGGAACGCATCACCCGGGCAGACCCGAATCACGCGGCCATGGTCGATGAGTGGGATGCCGACATCTGGTTGCTCAACACCCCCGGCGGGGTGATTGATCTTCGCACCGGCTCGATGCGTGGGCATCAGCGTGTGGACCGGATGACCAAGATCAGTACCGCTACGCCCCGTGGCGAGTGTCCTCAGTGGCTGACCTTTCTCAAGGAAATCACAGGCGGCGATGCGCAACTGCAGGCCTATTTGCAACGGGTGGCGGGTTACTGCCTGACGGGATCGACGCAAGAGCACGCTTTGTTCTTCTTCTACGGCACCGGCAGCAACGGCAAGTCGGTGTTTGTGAATACGCTGTTCACCATCCTCGGTGACTACGCCGCCAACGCGCCCATGGAGACTTTCATGGAAACGCGGACTGAGCGTCACCCGACGGATCTGGCGGGACTGCGTGGCTCACGGTTGGTGACGGCGACCGAAACCGAACAGGGGCGGCGTTGGAACGAGGCCAAGATCAAGGAGATCACCGGCGGGGATCGGGTCACGGCGCGCTTCATGCGCCAGGATTACTTCACCTATTCGCCGCAATTCAAGCTGGTGATCTCCGGCAATCACAAGCCTTCGATCCGCAACGTCGACGAGGCAATGAAGCGGCGGATGCATCTGGTGCCCTTCACCGTGACCATCCCCGCCGAGCGGCGTGACCGGCAACTGCAGGCCAAGCTGCTCACCGAGCGGGACGGCATTTTGAATTGGGCGCTGGAGGGCTGCTTGATTTGGCAGCGCGAGGGGCTGCAACCACCCGAGTCAGTGCTCAAGGCAACTGCTGAATATTTCGAGGCAGAGGATGCGATTGGCCGTTGGATGGATGAGCGCTGCGTCCTGCACGCCAATGCCAAGTCCCTGACCGCCGAACTCTTCAACGACTGGAAACAGTGGGCGGACGCCAGCGGCGAATTCATCGGCTCGCAGCGGCGCTTCTCCGACCTGTTGTTGAGCAAGGGGCTGGAGAAATGGCGCAACAGCATGGGCATTCGCGGCTACCAGGGCATCGGCCTGAAGGAGATTCCCAAGCAGAGGTATCCCTATGCCGACGACTGATTTTGCGCCGGAAATCGCCCCAACCACTTCATTGAATCGACGCGGCTCTGACGTATCTGACTCAATTACTAGATTACCCTCTATATACAAAGAAGAAGGAGTAATAGGTAAACCGAGTCAGTTGCGTCAGACCGCCCAAAAAATAGGACTGACGAACATGACGACAACGATTTTGGCCCTTGATCTGGGCACCACCACCGGCTGGGCACTGATTGGCCGCGACGGACTGATCAACGGCGGCAGCGAATCCTTCAAGCCGCAGCGCTTCGAAGGTGGCGGAATGAGATACCTGCGCTTCAAGCGCTGGCTCACCGACCTCAAGCAGTGTGCCGATGGGCTCGACTGGGTGGTGTTCGAAGAAGTGAGAAAGCACGCCGGGGTCGATGCCGCCCATGCTTATGGTGGCTTCATGGCCCATCTTACCGCCTGGTGTGAGCACCACCAGATCCCGTACCAGGGCGTGCCGGTGGGCACGATCAAGAAGCACGCGACGGGCAAGGGCAACGCTGGCAAGGCCGAGATGATCGCAGCGGCCAAGGCACGCGGCTTTGATCCGGTCGACGACAACCACGCCGATGCGCTGGCGCTGCTGGATTGGGCGATGGCTCAAGGGGGTGTGGCATGCGTATGAGCTCACCCTCGATTCCCTGCTCCTTGGGCAGGATGGCACCGCAGTCACCGGCCAACGCCGAGGAGCTGCGGGCGATGCGCGCCGCTACCTGGCACAAACAAGGCATCGTCGTGGTGCCGCTTGATGACATCTACGACGACTGGGATCGTGCGTTCCTGACCGGCATCGCCACCAAGCTCTACGGCGCACGCACCACCGCGTCCCGCAAGAGCACATCTTGGGCCGAGGGCGAGGTGATCGACCGGGGTGATGGCGAGACCTGGACTGTGGTGGCGACCACTGCTAAGTCGATCACCGTACAGCGTGACCTTGACGGTGCGCTGGCGACCCTCGGGCAACTTGGGGAGGGCCGGCCATGACCAAGAAGACGCAACGCGCCAAGGCACGCGCTGAACGCAAACCGCCCATCGGCCATGAGCTGATCCGCCCCGATTGCAGCGTGATCCGCTATGTGCGCGAGGAGGACGACGACCAGAAGCCCGTCGATCACTACCGGACGGTGGACACGCTGGCGCTGATGCTCAGAAACGGCAGCATCACCGGTGCCATGCACGATGCGGGGCAGCAGTTCTCACAGGACTTCGCCCGGGCGTTTGGCAGTGGTGTCGCCAGCCCCAAGCTCGATGGTCTGCCGGGCGGCACGGCACCTGGGCAGATGATGGTCGAGAAGAACGCTGGCGCTGCGCGTGCGGTCAGGGATGCGCTGGAGGCGGTGGGCGGCAGTGGTAGTCCGGCGGGCTCGGCGCTGTGGTACGTGGCTGGGCTGCAGATGTCGATTCGGGATTGGGCACTGCGTGACGGATGGAACGGCAAGCGTGTCGAGAAGAACGAGGCCAAGGGCATTCTGCTTGCGGCGCTCGGAATGCTGGCTCGGCACTATGGGTACGAGCGCTCAGGTGGGCACGGCCGTCACCGGTCCAAACCCAGCGAAGCGGTAGCAACCTGAAATCGGATTCGAAATCGCCTGAAATTTTTTTTGAGGTTGTTTTCCGAAACCTGATTGAATCCCGTCCGGACACAAAGTACAGTATTCACGTACTGCTGATAGCTGCGCCCACCGGGGAGACCTTGGTGGGCGTTGTCGTTTCTGGGCTGGGCGCTCGCCCGTTTGCCCAGCCTTGGAGACTCCCCCTATGAAACTTCTCATCACCCGCCCGGTGATCCTCACCGGCGCTGGCGGTGCGCGCTCGTTCGCCCCCGGCCTGACGGTCGAGGTCGATGCCACCACTGCCGAACAGATCCTGGCGCAACAAGCTGGCATTGCGGTCGAGCCTTCCGCCCCGACTGAAGTACCTGCTACCCCACGCCGCCGAAAGCCTGCCGATGCTGAAACTTGAGGTCACCGCCGATGTGACCAAGGCGACCGAGCATCTGTCGGACCTGGCTCAGCAGCACGTTCCGCACGCCGCCGCCCGCGCACTGAGCCGCACGGCCTTCGATGCCCGTGATGCGGTGCGCGATGGCCTGCCCGAGCGCTTCACTCTGCGCCGGCGGTGGATCAGCCGGGGCATTGGCGTGACACCGGCCAAGCCCCGCACGCTGATGGCCGAGGTCTGGTCGCGGGATCGCTTCATGGCGGCACAGGAGACAGGCGGCAGCCATCCCGATGCGCGGCCCATTCCGGCCGGGCGGTTGCGCGAGATGGCACAGACCCGCGTCATCCCCAAGAGCCAGTGGCTTGATCAGGTCAAGAACAAACCCACCGTCTTCTACCGGGCGGGGATGCTGTTCGAGCGCCGTGACGAGCGACGCATCCTGGCGCTGTACCTGCTGCGGCCCAAGGCCCAGATCAAGGTGCAGCCGCGCTTCGGGATGGCCGAGACGGTCAGGAGCGTGGCCTTGCGCGAGTACCAGCGGCAGATGGAACGGGCGCTGCGGGAAGAAATGACGAAGGCCCAGTGATGGTGGCTGACGCATCTGACACATCTGACGGGTCCTCCCGGGCGATCTAAAAAGCGGGGGACGCGCCAACCCCCCGGCTTGCCTAGCGCCAGCGACAAAAAGAGGTTGCCAGTTTCCACCCCGAGGTGATCCACCGCTGACGACTGATTGATTGACCCGCCCGGCCCGGAGGAATGCGATGGGACTGTCCATCCGGGCCTATGCCCAACACCGTGGCGTGAGCCACACCGCTGTGGCCAAGGCCATCAAGGCCGGGCGCATCAGCAAAGAGCCAGACGGCAGCATTGATCCGGCCAAGGCCGACGCCCAGTGGGCGAGCAACACGCTGCCCTCGCAGAACCTGAATACTAACGCTGGCAACTCACCTGCGAACCTGGCAACTCCGCCGGTTTCCACTCCGGTTTCCAACCGGGAGGTTTCCGCACCACTGGAAACCCGAGTCAATGCCCCCGACTATCAAACCAGTCGCGCGATCCGCGAAGCCTACGCCGCGCGCTTGGCCAAGCTCGAGTACGAGGAGCGAACGGCCAAGCTGATCAGCAGCGATGAGGTGGAGATGCGCACCTTCAACCTGGCGCGCCGCCTGCGTGACCGGATGCAGACCTTGCCCCGCCGACTCGCAGCCGCCTTGGCGGCCGAGCAAGACCCGCGCGTGATCGAACAACGACTGGACGACGAAATCCGCCAGGCCCTCGAGGAGCTTTCTCGATAGGTCGGGTTGCGGATCGGATCAGCACACCTTTGAGAGACCCCTATGCAAGACATCGAACTGCACCACTGGCCGGTGGGCAAACTCATCCCTTACGGACGCAATCCACGCAAGAACGACCACGTCATCGAACAGATGGCCGGTGCCATCCAGGAATTCGGATTTCGCATCCCGATCATCGCCAAGAGCACCGGTGAGGTGGTCGACGGGCATCTGAGGCTCAAGGCCGCGCTGCACCTCGGACTGGAGACGGTGCCGGTGGTGCTGGCCGATGACCTTACGCAGATGCAGATCAAGGCGTTTCGCATCCTGGCCAACCGCTCTGCTACCTGGGCCGACTGGGATGAGGACCTGCTGCGACTGGAGCTGGAAGAGCTGCAGCTCGATGACTTCGACCTGGCGCTCACCGGCTTCGATGACGATGAGATCGCTGAACTGCTGGCCGGTGAGGAGACCACCACCGAAGGTAATACCGATGAGGACGCCGCCCCAGAGGTGCCGGTTGCCCCGGTGTCGAAACCGGGTGACGTCTGGATCATGGGCAAGCACCGACTGCTCTGTGGCGACAGCACCGATGCTGCGAGTTTTGCCCTGCTGATGGCCGGCGAGAAGGCCACCATGGTGTTCACCGACCCGCCGTACAACGTCGACTACGCCAACAGCGCCAAGGACAAGATGCGCGGCACGAACCGCCCGATCCTGAACGACAACCTGAGCGATGGTTTTCAGGACTTTTTACTCAACGCCTTCAAGCCCACTCTGGCGCATTGCTCGGGTGCCATTTACGTGGCGATGTCGTCCAGCGAGCTCGATACCCTGCAAGCCGCCTTCCGCGCTGCCGGTGGCAAATGGTCGACCTTCATCATCTGGGCAAAGAACACCTTCACACTGGGGCGCTCGGACTACCAGCGCCAGTACGAGCCGATCCTCTACGGTTGGCCCGAGGGCGCTACCCGGCACTGGTGCGGTGACCGGGATCAGGGCGATGTCTGGAACTTCAACAAGCCACGCGTAAATGACCTGCATCCGACGATGAAGCCGGTGGAGTTGGTCGAGCGCGCTATCCGCAATTCCAGCCGGCCGGGTGACATCGTGCTCGACCCCTTCGGTGGCTCCGGCACTACGCTGATCGCCGCAGAGAAGTCCGATCGCCAGGCACGGCTGATTGAGCTCGACCCGAAGTACGTCGATGTGATCGTTCGCCGATGGCAATCGTATGCCGGTGCGCAGGCGGTTCGGGAATCGGATGGGGTGCGATTTGATGACCTGGTCGGCACGGCAGAGACCGCCGACGAGGTCGATGCCGACGTTGAGGAGACCCAGTGAAACAGTCGCGCTGGATGTCGCTGGTGGAAGCCGTGACCAATGTGCTGGTCGGCTATGGCGTGGCGGTAGCGACCCAGTGGGTGGTGTTCCCGCTCTTCGGTCTGCACGCCACATTGCAGGAGAACTTGGTGATCGGCCTAATTTTCACCGTCGTCTCCTTGATTCGAAGCTACCTACTGCGCCGCGCCTTCGAGGCCTGGCGGGTCAGAGTGCCAGTGGCTGCTGCTCCCACAGCACTGTGCCATCGGTGCTCAGCCACAGACGCTCCACAAAGTATTCCCGCGCCATCATCTCGATGACTGACTCGCCGGTGGGGCGGGTGGCCGTTCTGCCAGTGGGCAGGTAACGGCGTTCCTGGTGGGTGACAGCGGCAATCGTTCGACCGCGCCACTCCAGATTGATCAGGCAGAAGCCGCGTGGCCGCTGGTTGGCATCGAAGCGCAGGGCGCGCACCGTGCGGGTCATGGCTCAAGCCGCCAGGGATTCTTCAATGATCTCGCAGTGGATCACGAAGCCGGTGAGGTAGGGCAGGCCCTTGGGGATGCCGTACTCCTTGCTGGAGCTGCGGCCAATCGTCCAGCCCATCCAGCGCTGAGTGGCTTGCTCAATCGCATCGCTCAGGGTGGCGCCGGCAAAGAGGCCGTTGTGCACATCGTCGGCAAAGTGACGGCCGTGGCGGCTGTCGAGGAAGGCGCGGACCGACTCGAGCGGCTGGCAGGTGGCATCCGAGATCGCGGTCATGGCCAGCGGCCAAGCGGCTTCGGCCTGTTCGTTCATCGTGCCGTAAAAGCCCCACGACTCGTTATGGGTGGCGGGGGTCGGGCTAGTGGCGTTCATTTTGAGCTCCTTGCAGGTGGTGTTGCGTTGGGTCTATGAACGCTCTACCCGGATGGAATGGCAAGCAGAAGATCGACTGTTTTTTGATCAAGTTGGGGCTGGGCGACAGCATCAACGATCCCTTTCCCTTCACCTCAGCCCAAGCGCGCCACGTAGCGGGCGTAATCGCTGCCCTCGGGATTGACGTAGAGGTAGGGGCGACCAGGGGCTGTGACCTCGACACAGAGGTAGCCACCTTCCACACCGCCGCCTTTGCCGGCCAGCCAATCCCGCGAGGCCATCAGGCTGCGCGCAAAGGCATCGAACTCGGCTGGGGTCATCGTCCGCGTCTCAGTCACAAAGACCTTGGTCTGGCCATGACCGCCGACCTCATCGAGATCGACCGGCTTGCGGGCAAAGGGCAGGCGCACGCCCAGCTCCTCCACGGTCACCCCCTGGCCATTGATCGTCAGGGTGCGCGGGGTGCGCTCGATGGTGAGGGTCATGGTGCTCATGCGCTGACCTCCCCAGTGATGCGGTAGAGGCGCTGACCCGCACCCGGCGTGCCGGCAGGGCCTTCGATCTTCTCGGAGATGATGTTCAGGCCCAGCTTCTTCTTGAGCGCGCCGGCAAAGGTGCCGCGCACCGTGTGCGCCTGCCAGCCAGTCGCATCACAGATCTGCGCAATGGTTACGCCCTCGGGACGTTTCAACATCTCGATCACCAGCGCCTGCTTGCTGTGGCCGCGACCGCCAGGGGTCGGGTCGCTCGCTGGGCTGACCAAGGGCGCTGCAGCTGTGGTGGGCATCGCTGCCTGGTCGGTCGTGTCATCTGCTGTCAAGGGACTGGGCAACACCTCCTCGGGCTTGGCCTCGCCCTTGATGATGGCAAGCGCTGTGCGCGTGAGGCGCCACTGGCCTTCGGCCTGTTCGATCAGGTTTCGGCTGGCAAGGCTGGCGATCATCTTCAGTTTGGCGCCACCTTTGAGTTCGAGCAGCGGCTCGATTAGGCCATTGGCATCGCAGTGGGCGCGGGTGATCAGGTCAAGCTGGCGTTCGGTGATGGGGGCAATCTGGTTGCTCATGGTGGTTTCTCCTTTAGGGGTGGGTGGGCTCAGGCGGCTTTCTGGGCCGCTTTTTGACTGGCGGCCAGGCCGGCTTGGTAGGCGGCGAGCAGCGCCTCTTTGACGCCCCAGACGCTGACATCGTGGAAGTCCATCGAGTCGCTGTTGCGCGTTTCCAGGGTGTCGATGAAGAGGTGTTCCTGGGCGATCCGGGTCAGTAGCGCATCCAGTGTCTCGGCCCGGTTGCGGCGGGTTTTCTGGGTGGTGGTCTGGGGCATTTCAATCTCCGCTTAGGTGTTTGTTAGGTGCTTGTTTGGCTGTGTGGGCGTGTCTGTATGAACGCTCTGTTCGGCGCAGAAGCCAAGCTCATTCAAGCGTTTCAGCATCTATTTCTGCATCGCTTCTTGCTTCGTCTTCGCCAAGGGTTTCGGTGAGCGGGTCGGCCTCCGGGTCATCGCCGTCCTCTTCATCCAAGGCCTCAGCGATCTCCTGGATGGTGTCCTCAAAGGTCACCATCGAGCCGCCCAGGTAACCGTGATCACGCGACAGCGCACAGACGATGTGCGGTATCCAGTAAGCCTCGGCACGCTGCCGGGCGCCGTCGAATCTGGACTGCTTGAGCAGCCATTCGGCGCGCTGCACCGCATCGAGCAATTCGTTCTGGATGTCGCGCAGCTCATCGATCAGCAGGGCTTGCTCCGGGCTATTGGGGTGGTGGTGGCTCATGGCGGTGCTCCTTTCAAAAGCGTGTGTCGATGGGTCCATTCACGCTCTGTTCGCAACAGAAGCCAAGCGGGTTCTGCTTATTTTTTTGAACAATTCTTCAGCGGGGGTGGCGTGTGTCCGACACTGTTGAATCCCTCGTCGAATCGGCCTGGAAACGGGGCCTGGCCCCTGACCCGATCCTCACCGTCGATGACTGGGCCAACCGCCACCGGATGCTCTCCTCGGTGGCTTCCGCTGAGCCTGGGCGCTGGTCGACCAGCCGCACGCCGTACCTGAAGGCGGTGATGGAAACGCTGTCGGCCACCTCGCGCGTGGAGCGCGTGGTGTTGATGGCCGGGGCGCAGATTGGCAAAACTGAAGCTGGATTGAACTGGCTGGGCTACGTCATCCACCACGCCCCCGGCCCGATGCTGCTGGTGCAGCCCACGGTCGAAGGCGCCAAGCGCGTCTCCAAGCAGCGGGTGGATGCGCTGATCGAAGCCAGTCCGGAACTGGCCAGCCGGGTGAAGGACCCCAGAAGCCGGGATTCAGGCAACACCCAGCTGATGAAGGAATTCCCCGGTGGCGTGCTGATCATGACCGGCGCCAACTCGGCGGTGGGTCTGCGCTCGATGCCGGTGCGCTACCTGTTTCTGGACGAGGTCGACGGCTATCCGGGCGACGCCGATGGCGAAGGCGATCCGGTGGCACTCGCCGTGCAGCGCGCGGCCACCTTCGTCAATCGCAAGGTCTATCTGTGCTCAACGCCGACGCTGAAAGGCTTCTCGCGGATCGAGGCGGCGTATCTGGAAAGTGACCAGCGGGTGTTCGAAGTGCCCTGCGATCACTGCGGGATGCACAGCCAGATTCAGTGGCGTGACATTCGCTGGCCCAAAGACAAGATGGCCGAGGCGGCCTGGCACTGCCCACACTGCGACGGTATTCACCCTGAGTATCGCAAGCCGGCGCTGCTCGCCAATGGCCGCTGGACATCACAAGCTGAGGGTGACGGCAAGACGGTGGGCTTTCACCTGTCGAGCCTCTACAGCCCGTGGCTGACCTGGGGTGAGATCGCCCAGGAGCACCACGCCGCCAAGGACGACCCGGTCCGGTTGAAGGTGTGGGTGAACACGAAGCTCGCCGAGACCTGGGAAGACCGGGAGGGGGAGACCTTGGACGCTGAAGGCCTGATGGAGCGCCGCGAAGCCTACGGGTCGGCGATTCCGGCCGAGGTGGCCTTGCTCACCTGCGGCATCGACGTGCAGGACGACCGGCTCGAACTCGAAGTGGTCGGCTGGGGCCGCGACGAGGAGTCCTGGTCGGTGGACTACAAGGTGCTGTGGGGCGACCCCTCAGCGCCGGACACCTGGTCGCAGCTCGATGCGTATCTCACCAACCGCTTCGAGCACGAGACGCTGGCCAACGGCCTGACCATCGAAGCCGCGTGTCTCGACACCGGTGGTCACCACACCTTGGCGGCCTATGCCTTCTGCAAAGGCCGGGAGCGCAAACGCATCTGGGCGATCAAGGGTGGCTCGGGCAAACGGCCGATCTGGCCCAAGCGCCCGAGCAAGGCCAATAAGGGCAAGGTCAACCTCTTCACCGTCGGGGTGGATGCCGCCAAGGAGGCGATCTACGCGCGCCTCAAGAAGGCCGAGGGTGGTCCGGGCGCGATGCATTTCCCGCTGGATCGGGATGCGCAGTATTTCGAGCAGCTGACCGCCGAACGCATTCGCACCCGGTATGTGAAAGGGTTCCCACAACGTTTCTGGTGGAAGCCCGACGGACGCAGGAACGAAGCACTGGACTGCCGGGTGTATGCCTACGCCGCGCTGCATGGCCTCTTGTCGATGGGCCTGAACCTGAACAGGCGGGTCGAGGCGCTACCGCCGGTGCCGACCAATCGCAAGCCGGCCAGCAACGCCACCCCCGTGGCGGTACCGATGAGCGCCAGCCCGCGCCGTCGCCGTATGGCCATTTCTTCCAACTACCTCTGATACCGCCAGCCTCTCGCTGGCCGGGAGTGCTGTCCATGACCCTCGAACAATTGAAGGCCCAGCGGGAAGCCCTGCAGGGCGCGCGCTTCAATGGCGTGCTCACGGTGAAGGCCGGTGACAAGTGGGTCACCTACAAGTCGGACGCCGAACTGCAGTCGGCCCTCCATGACCTTGACCGCGAGATCGCCCAAGCCGAAGGCCGCCAGCGTGCCCGTCGCATCCGCACCTATGCCGGGAAGGGCTTGTGATGGGGATGCTCAAGAACCTGCGCCGCAAGGTAGGCGCGATGATCGGTGGCTTCGAAGGGGGCTTGTCCGCCCGCCGCCTCAAGACCTTTGCCGCCAGCCGCGCGCACGTCAACACCCTGATTCAGGCCGCTGGCGCCGACATGACCGCCCGTGCCCGGTACCTGATCCGCAACAACGGCTATGCCGCCAATGCGGTCGAGTCCTGGGCGGGCAATGCGGTGGGCACCGGCATCAAGCCCTCGTCGGGCATCGGTGATGCTGTGCTCAAGGAGCGGGTGCAACGCCTGTGGCTGCGCTGGACCGATGAGTCGGATGCCGAAGGGCTGACCGATTTCTATGGTCAGCAACGCCGCGCCGCCCGAGAACTGTTCATCGCCGGCGAGGTGTTCTTTCGGATTCGTCCGCGCCGTCCAGAGGATGGCCTGTCGGTCCCGCTGCAGTTGCAGATGCTGCCGGCCGAGATGCTGCCCTTGAATCACAACCAGGCACTCGACAACGGCCACCGCATCCGCCAGGGCATCGAGTTCGACCGCATCGGTCGGCGCGTCGCCTACCACTTCCTGCGCCGCCACCCGGGCGACATCACCGATCCGGGGCTGGCCGGGGAAACCGTTCGCGTACCGGCCGAGTCGGTGCTGCACATCGTCGATCCGGTCGATGCCGGGCAGTTGCGCGGTGTCTCGCGCTTCTCGCCGGCGCTGGTGAAGCTGTTCCTGCTCGACCAGTACGACGACGCCGAGCTGGATCGCAAGAAGGTCGCGGCGATGTTCGTCGGCTTCGTGCGCCGGCCGGAGCGCGATTTCGACAACGGTGGTGAAACCGACGACCGGGGCGAACCGCTGCTGCCGCTCGAACCTGGCCAGCTCCAAATCCTGGACGACGGCGAGGACATCACCTTCTCGACGCCGGCCGATGTCGGCGGCAACTACGAGTCCTTCCAGTACCGCACGCTCTTGCAGGTCGCCGCCGCGCTGGGTTTGCCCTACGCCAACCTCTCGGCCGATATGTTGAAGGCCAACTACTCCAACACCCGGGCAGCGCTCCTGGAGTTCCGCCGACGCATCGAAGCCTTCCAGCATTCGGTGCTGGTGTTTCAGCTGTGCCGGGCGGTGTGGGCACGCTGGATGGATACGGCGGTGCTGTCTGGCCAGCTCGACTTGCCTGATTACGAGCGCAAGCGTGCCGACTACCTGGACTGTAGTTGGCTACCGCCACGCTGGGACTGGGTTGATCCTCTCAAAGACATCCGCGCCGAAATCAACGCCATCGAGGCCGGGCTCAAGTCGCGCACCCAGGCGATTGCCGAGCGGGGCTTCGACGCCGCGATGGTCGATGCCGAGATCGCCGGTGATCACCGGCGCGAGGACAGCCTAGGGCTGCGCTTTGGGCGTGAGCCTGTGCCTCCGCCCTCGAACTGAGGAATCTCGATGACTGATTTGCCCTACCTGGCGTCCCGCCTGTACGGGACGCCGCTCCTGATTGCGCGCCCGAAACTCGAAGTGATCCTCGGTGTAGTGGCCAGAAAGATGGCGGGCGACACGCTCGCCACGCCACCGCCCACCACCCTGGATGTATCGATGTCGGGTGGTTTCCAGATTCTGGAGGGCATCGCCGTCCTCCCGGTCCTCGGCACGCTGGTGCGTCGCTCTTCGTATATCGGCGCCGCCAGTGGCCTGACCAGCTACCACGACATCGAGGCCATGGCCGAACAGGCCTTTGCCGATCCCGAGGTCCGCGCGGTGCTGCTGGAGATCGACTCCAGCGGCGGCGAGGCGGGCGGGGTGTTCGATCTGGCCCAGCGCCTACGACAGCTGGCGCAATCATCGGGCAAACCGCTGTGGGCCATCGCCGATGAAGCCGCACTCTCCGCCGCCTACGCGATTGCCTGTGCGGCCGACCGCCTGTGGCTCACCCGCACCGCCGAGGTGGGCTCCATCGGGGTGGTCGCGGTGCACGTCGATGAGTCGGTGGCCGATGCCAAGGCGGGCCTGAATTACACCTTTCTGCACGCCGGCGCCCACAAGGTCGATGGCCATCCGCACGCGCCGCTACCGGCGCCGGTCGCTGCCGACATCCAGGCCGACATCGATCAGTTGCACGACCAGTTCATCGCCTTGGTCGCCGGATTTCGGCGCCTGACGGTGGAGGCCATCCGCGACACCGAGGCGCGCGTCTATCGCGGTGAGGCGGCCATCCAGACGGGCCTCGCCGATCAGATCGGCACCCGTTCCGAGGCACTGACCGCTCTGCAACGGCAGCTCGCCATGAGTGCCAGCCGCAGCCTGCGCAACAAGGCCGCCTCGCTGTCGGCCACCCGCACCACTTCCCGATCCCAACCATCCCCGAAGGAGATCTCCATGAATGATCACAACCCCGTCACGCCGGTGGACGAAACCGAAGAGAACACAGCCCCGGCCCAGTCGCAGTCACCGCAGACCCCGCCGCCGCTCGATGAAGCGGCCATCACGGCCCAAGTCGAGCAGCGTCTACGACGCCAACTCGCCGAGCTCTCCGAAATCGCTGCCCAGGCCAAGCGACTGGGTGTCACGGTCGATCCGGCCCAGGCCCTTGCCCGTGGCGTCACCCCGGATGCGCTGCGCCAGTCAGTCCTTCAGCAGGCCGCTGAGCGTGATGTGGCGCAAGACATCGTGGCCGAAGCACCGGCACCTGCCTCTACCAAACCTCAATCCGTCGCTGACAGCCCCTTGGTCAAAGCGGCCCAAGCCTATGGAGCCCGTAAATGAGCACACCTTTGATTTCTCCCGCGACGCTGGGTGATCTGATCAAACGCGAGTCCGACCCGGACTACACCCGCGAGACCGTGACCTTGAAGGCCGGCACGGCTTACCCGCTGGGTGCCGTGCTCGGCCGCATCACCGCGACCGGCGTCTATGCGTTTTCACCTGCGGCCTCCACCACCGGGCTGGAAGGCGCTGAGATCGCATCGGCCGTCCTGCTGCACCCGGTCGCCGCCAGTGACACCGACACCCAAGCAGTGGTGATCGCCCGAGGCCAGGTCATCGTCGCTGACCGCGCCTTGGCCTTCGATGCCTCGGTGGCGGACGCCGCCGCCCAATCCCTCAAACACCAGCAACTGGCAGCCCACGGCATCGTCGTGCGCGCCGCTGCCTGAACCACATTCGCAGGAGTTCTTCCATGACCGTGATCGTCAATCCTTTCGATGCGGGCGGCTTCACGCTGGCCGAGATGTCGGCCGCCATCCAGATGCTGCCCAACCCCTATGGCCGCGTCGGCCAGCTGGGGCTGTTCGCGCCCGAGCCGATTTCGCAGCGCAACGTCACCATCGAGTCCATCGAAGGCGAACTGCGCTTGCTGCCCGCCGTGGCGCCCGGGGCGCCGGCCACCGTCGGCACCACCGACAAGCGTTCGGTGCGCTCGTTTGCCGTACCCCACATCCCGCACAACGATGTGGTGCTGCCCGAGGAGATCCAGGGCATCCGGGGGCTGGGCCTGGCCTCCGGCGAAGACCCGCTGGTGACTGTGATGACCCGCAAACTCGCCCGAATGCGCGCCAAGCACGCGCAGACGTTGGAGTACATGCGTGTGAACGCCTTGCTGGGGATTACCAAGGATGGTGCTGGCAACACCCTCTACGACTGGCACGACGAGTTCGACATCCAGAAGCCCGAGGTGGATTTTGTGTTTGGTGGCACCGAGGACATGGTCATCCACTGCACCCAGGTCGCCCGGCATATTGAGGAGAACTTGAAGGGCGAGATGATGACCACCATCCACGCCCTGGTCAGCCCTGAGTTCTTCGATGCCCTGGTCAAGCACAAGACCGTGAAGGAAGCCTACACCTTCTACCAGGGCACCGCTGGCACCAACCCGCTGCGCGACGATGTGCGCCGTGGTTTCCGCTTTGGCTCGATCCTGTTCGAGGAGTATTTCGGCACGGTGACGCTGGCCAACGGTACATCCGTGCGCCTGATTCCGCCGCGCGAAGGGGTGGCTTTCCCGCTGGGCACGCTGGATACCTTCCGGACGTACTTCGCCCCGGCGAACCTGATGGAAGCGGTGGGCACCTATGGCCAGGAGCTTTACGCCCACCAGCTGGCCCGCCCCAACGGCACCGGCGTGGACATCTACACCCAGTCGAATCCGCTGCCCATCGTGAAGCGCCCGGCGCTGACCGTGCGTCTCTTCTCCAGTAATGGCTGGTGATCGTGATGGGAGGTGACCATGACGGTTTTTGGTGACCTGACCCGGGCCATGTCCGCCATCGTGCTCACCACTTTCGGGGAGCCGGTGGTGTTTCACCTTGAAGGGCAAGCCGAGGCGCTGCCGGGGCGGGGCGTTTTCACCGCCACCCACCAGGAGGTCGATGCCAGCACCGGTGTGCCGGTGTCCATGGTGCAGCCGGTGCTGGAGGTGCGGCAGGCCGATCTTCCAGCAACACCGACCGAGGGCGATGCCGTCACGGTGCAAGGTGTGCTCTACCTGATCGTCGGGGTGCGCCCCGATGGCCATGGCTTTCTGAAACTGATGTTGCATAGGGGTACGCAGGGAGGGGGCGGCCATGAAACACCCACGCACCCTGATCCGTGACGCGGTCAAGGAGCGACTGGTGGCGCAGTTGCCGGCGATTGATCCGCGCATCAGCGCCAACCGGATCAGCATCCACCGCAGCACACCGCTGTTTCAAGCCAAGCTGCCGGCCGTTCTGATCTACACCCGCGATGAGCGCATCGAGGATCAGCCCAACGCCGATCCGGGTCTGCGTTATCGGAAGCTGGAACTGTCGGTCGAGATCATCGCCAGTGGCGACGTCGCCGCCGAAGAGGCCGATGTCCTTGCGCAGGCCGTGGAGGCCATCCTGGATGCGGACGAAACCCTGGGGCTGCTGGTCGAAGGCACCCGCCTGACCCGCACCGAGGTCGATCAGGGTGGCGAGGGCGACACGCCGGTGCTGGCGGTCCGTCTGTCATTCGAAGTCAGCTACTGGACCAAGCCCGTGATCGATGACGGGGTGCTGCCCCTGCAGGTGTTGGTGAGTTGGGTGCCGGAGATCGGCGTCAGCCATGAGCACAGCTATCAGCCGGTTGGTACTCACTACCGGGAGCCAAGTTCATGAGCGAGCGCAACCTACACCAGGACATGACCGAGGCCGAGCGGCGTATTAGCAATGTGGCGCTGATGGGCCAGGTGGTAGCGCTCGACACGGTGCGTGCCCGCGTGCGGGTGCAGGCCGGCCCGATCACCACCGGCTGGTTGCCCTTTGCGACGATGCGTGCTGGACCGGATCGAACCTGGCATCCGCCCGAGCTGGGGGAGCAGGTGCTGCTGGTTGCCCCCGGCGGTGATCTCAACCAGGGCGTGGTGGTGGGCTCGCTCTACCGGGCAGAGCATCCGGCTCCGGCCGACTCAGAAGATGTCTCGCGCACCCTGTTCAAGGATGGTGCGGTGATGGAGTACGACCGTGCTCAGCACCACTGGCGCTTGGCGGTACCAGCGGGCGGCAGGATCGTGCTGGAGATTGGTCCCACCAAACTGGAGCTCAGCGATCAGGGCGCGCGGCTGACCGCTCCCCGGATTGATCTGAACTGAAGGAGGTTGCCATGCCAGCCATCACGCGCTTGGGCGACCAATGCACCGGCCATGGTTGCTTTCCGGCACGCCCCAATACCTCGGCGGCGGCCTCGGTGTTCATCAATGGCATCGCGGTGCACCGGGTGGGGGATGCTTGGGCGACCCACTGCTGTGGTCCCGCCTGCCACGCCAGCGTGCTGGCGGAAGGCAGTCTCAGTGTATTTGCCGAGGGACAGGCCGTCGGACGGATCGGTGATCCGGTGGCCTGTGGGTCGAGCGTGGCCCAAGGGTCACCCAATGTCTATGCAGGGTAATCAACGATGCTTGGAATCAACGCCCAAACCGGCCAGCCCTTGGCGGGCATTGATCACTTGCGCCAGAGCATCCGCGACATCCTCACCACCCGTATCGGCACTCGGGTCATGCGCCGTGACTATGGCTCGCGTCTGCCCGCGCTGGTCGACAACCCGATGACCCCGAGACTCGCCATGGACCTGTATTCGGCGACCGCCGAGGCTCTGGCCCGCTGGGAGCCGCGTTTCAAACTCACCCGCGTGCGCATTGCTTCGGCCACGGTCGGGCAAGTCGTGCTCGATCTGGAAGGCATCTACCTGCCCGATGGCAAAGCAGCCGTGCTCACCGGCCTGGAGGTGTGAATGACGACCCTGAGTGATCTGGCGAGCCTGCCCACGCCGGCCGTCATCGAGCCCTTGTCTTTCGACACGATCTTCTCGCAACTGCAAACCGAGTTTCAATCGCGCTACCCGGACTATTCGGCGCTCTTGGCCTCGGACCCGGCGGTGAAGTTGCTGGAGGTCGCCGCCTATCGGGAGGTATTGCTGAGGAACCGCATCAATGCAGCGGCCAAGGCGTCCCTCTTGGCCTTTGCCACCGGCAGCGATCTGGATCACCTGGCGGCTTTCTACGGTGTCACGCGCCTGGTCGATGAGACCGACGAGGCGCTTCGGCTGCGCACCCGCCAACGCATCATTGGCTTTGCCAATGCCGGCGGCGCGGCGCACTACCGCTACTGGGCGCTCTCGGCTTCCCCCGGCGTCGCTGATGTCGAGGTCGACAGCCCGGAACCCGGGCGGGTGCGCATCAGCGTGCTGGCCAAGGGAGAGGAGGAGACGGTACCGGATGCCGTGCTGGAGGCTGTCCGTTCGGTGGTGCTGCGCGACGACATCCGGGTGCTCACCGACACCGTCGAGGTGGTGGCGGCCGAGTTGATTCCCGTCACCGTCACCGCGCGCATCTGGCTCTATCCCGACACACCAATGGCCGCCTTCGAGGCCATCGCCCCCCGTTTCACGGACGCATTGGCGGCGCAGTCGGGCCTGGGCTGGGATCTGACACCGTCCTGGGTGATTGGCGAGTTGCAGCGTCCTGGCGTGCACAAGGTCGAGCTGCATTCACCCACGACCGACATCCGTGCCAATTCCAACCAGGCGGTGCGGCTGATGCATCTGAATCTGGAATTTGCCGGGCGGGATCGATAGCGTCCCCCATCTTGCGCTGGAGGGCATATGACTGCTGACCATCTGCTGCCCGCCAATGCCACACCGCTGGAGCAGGCGCTATCCCTAACGACCGATCCGCTTTCCAGGCTGGCACTGCCGGCGGACGCGATCCGCCAGTTCAAGACCGATCCGAATGATCCGCTCTTGCCCTGGCTGATCTGGGAGTACGGACTGGGAGAATTGCTGCCGTATTTGCCGAAGCCACGACAGGCGATTGCCGAAGGGATTCTGTGGCAGCGCCTGCGCGGCACACCAGCCGCACTGTCGACGGCCTTGTCCTGGATCGGGATGGGCGCCACGGTCGAGCAGGAACCGCCCGGTGTTCACTTCGCCGAGTTCCAGCTCGATCCGGGGCAGGTGCTCGACAGCGACAAGGCGATTGCCAACCTGATCGCCATTGCCCGACTGTCGGCACCGGCCCGAAGCCGCCTGTCACGGATCTACCACGGCCATGACCTGCGCCGGGTGGTGCTCGATGAGAGTCGACTGGGCGACGCGCTGTTGTCAGACCACAGCGGCGTGTTCTGGCGGGACGGGCAGACCAAGTTGTCGTTTGGCCGGGTCCGCCAATGGGTGAACCTAACCACCGACATCGTGCTGACGCCCACGCGCGAGGCAACTCGCTTTGCGGTGGCGAGGTTGATCGACCGGTATCTCCTCGACTTCTCGGCTCTGGGTGATGCCGGGCATACGCGCAACGAGGAGATCCTGCATTCGCACCTCTTCACGCTGGCCAATGCGCGGGGACTGCCGGAGGCACAGTCATGGCTGCCTGAGCGTCGCTTCGCACGAGCGATGGTGGTGCTCTCCGACAGCACACCCCTGGGTGACATCAATGCCAACCTGCCGCGCTTTGCCTGGCGTGAAGAGGGGCAGGCGATCACCCTCGGTGGCCGTGACAAGCTCTCCGCCACACCGCATCGGCTGATCCACATCGAAGTGCTGGAGCGCAACCTTCGTGGACACCCGGGAGACTTGGTGGTGCCGACCCTGAGTCTGCAGGCCCATCGCGAAGCTATCGCTGTCCATCGCGTCCAGGCCCGTGCCGATCAGGCGCTGGGGATGTGGGCCTTGGGCGAATCGGTGCCGAGCCTGGACCGGGGCTTCGTGCAGCGGGATCACACCCGAGGCAACCCGGCCTTGCCCAATGCCGCTGGCTGGCAGCCGCGCCTTTACCAACGGGCGCAGGTGGTGCTCAGTGAAGTCATTTTGGGCGGGGTCAATACCCGCACGCCCCGGCGAGCACTGTTGCGCACCCGCTCGCTGCCGACGCTGGGCGATCTCACCTTGGGTGATTTGGCCGAGGTCGAGTGGCGAACGCTGACCGAGATGCACATCGTCGTCTCGGGCTTCACCGATGTGGCACCTTACGGGTTTGAGGAAACACCCTCCAACCTGCAGCGCCTGCTGACCCGAAGCACCGAGCGCAACACCAGCGCGTTGGCCTCGCCATCACGCATTGCCTTGGCCAGTACCCATGCCGGCTGGTGCGGCCAGACCTGGGCCGGCGTGCGCTGGCCGAGTTCGAGCTGGACCGACACCCGCGAGCTGATTGGCAGCGGCCACAGCACGCAGCCCTGATTTTTCTGACCCCATTCATTTTCTGGAGCACCCGATGGCGATTCTGACTGCCAGCGGTCGCGCTGCGCTTGCTGCTGCGATCAAAGAACAAACCCTTCACCTCGCCCTGGGCGAGGGCGATCCCTTGTGGGACACCACCAAGGCGATCAGCACACCCTTTAACGAGGCTGGGGTGATTGAGCTGGGCTTTACGCACCTGGCCGACATCCGCGTCACCTCGCTGGATGACCAGACCGAGTACGCGCTCGACATCGACTACAGCGCCAATGCCCGTGAGGGCGTGATCCGCCGTCTGCCGGTCAGCGCCATCCCCGAAGGCGGTGACGTCACGGTCCACTTCAAGGTTTCGCACCCGCCCGAGTCCATCGGCCAGACGGCGCTGCTGCGCGAAGTCGGCCGACGGGTGGTGGACGAGGTGCATTTCGTTGCCGCCGACCCCGAGGGCGAGATCGTGGTGCCGACCGGGCGCTATCGCCTGGTGACCGAGCCCACCAACCACCTGTTCATCCGGGTGCGCTTCGACTTCGAGGATGCCGCGACGTCCGTCGTGCGCGAGCAAGGTCTCTTCGTCGGCACCCAGACCGATTCCGAGTTACCCCTCGGGCAGAAGTTCTTCATCCCGGCCCAGATCACGGATGCCGGAATCCTTCTCGTGCTGCAGAACTCGGTGCCCATCGTGCGCCAGCCCAGCACGCGCGAGACCTTCGAATTCGTTGTCACTTTCTAATCCGCGAGGCCATCCATGATCGAGCGCTACTACAACCTGTTTGACCCGGCCAAGCACTACACCCAGCTCTTGTTCCGTGCCGGCGATGGCCTGCAGTCCCGAGAACTCAACGAAATCCAGACGACCCTGATCCACCGCCTGCAGGGCGTGGCTGATGCGCTGTTGAAGGATGGCGACATCGTCAGCGGCGCCAACCTGCAGATCGATGCCGATACAGGGCTCGTCACACTCGAAGCGGGTCGCGTCTATCTGCGCGGCGCCGTGCGCGAAGTGCCATCTGCCACCTTCACCGTGCCGGTCGAGGGCCGCATTGCTGTCGGTGTGCGTTTCACCACCCGCACGGTCACCGAACTCGAAGACCCCAACCTGCGCGAGCCGGCCGTCGGCGTGCGCAACTATCAGGAGCCCGGTGCCGGCCGTCTGCAGGAGACCCTCGCCTGGGGCTGGGAGGGTGCTGGCACCAGTGATGGTCAGTCCGGAGACTTCCACGCGGTCTATGCGCTGGACAACGGCATCCTGAAGAACCGCCGTCAGCCGCCCGTGCTCGATGGCGTGATTGCGAGTCTGGCGCGCTACGACTATGACGCCAACGGCCACTACGTGACCGAAGGGCTGGGCGTCCGATTCCTCAGTATCGATACCGATGCCCAAGAGCACATCTTCTCGGTCGCCGAGGGCCGCGCCAACATCGACGGTTTCAAGGTTGAGCGCAGCCAATCGCAACGGTTGCGTCTGCCCATCGGTCCGGATGTTCAGCGGGTGTCATCGGAGCCGCAGGTGTTCAACGATTCGGGCAATGGCTCCATGGTGGTGACCATCAACCGGCCACCGCTCGCCCAGGTGATCGACATCAAGGTGACGCAAGCCAAGACCGAGACCGTGGTCCATGGCGCCTTCACTGGCAGCCGCGATGTCTTGACCGAGCCGACGGTGGTGGCCGTGCTCACCATCCAGCAAGGTGCCACCACCTACATCCAGGGCACCGACTACAAGGTCGTCGGCGATGAGATCGATTGGTCGCCCGGTGGCGCTGAGCCCGCACCAGGATCGAGCTACCAGGTAACCTACCAGTACATCGCCAGCATCACCCCCACCGATCTGACCGATACCGGCTTCAAGGTGACCGGGGTCGTGCAGGGGTCGACGATGTACATCGACTACCAGTGGAAGCTGCCGCGCGTCGATGTGCTGGCACTCACCGCTGATGGCCAAGTCGAGCGCATCAAGGGCATCAGCCAAGTGCGCAATCCCGTCGCCCCCACGGTGCCGGCTTCGCGCCTGGCCTTGGCCGAGATCGGCTACGACTGGCGCAGTGGCTCGGAGCCGGTCGTGCGCAACATTGCGATCCGCACCATCAAGGTCTCGGAGCTCACCGCGATGCAGCGCCAGATCGCCGATCTTTACGATCTGATGGCCCTGGAGCGCCTGCGCGTGGATGCCAACATCCGCGAGCCGGCCGCCAAGAAGGGGCTGTTCGTCGACAACTTTCTGGACGACGACCTGCGCGATCAGGGCGTGGCGCAGACGGGCGCGATTGTGGCCGGGGTGCTGACGCTGCCGATCACGGCTTCCGCCCAGCACGCCAAGGACAACGGTAATGCACTGCTGACCCTGGACTACACCCTGGCTCCAGTGATCGAGCAGCTGGCCCGCACCGGGTCGATGAAGATCAACCCTTACCAGGCCTTCGAGCCGGTGCCGGCCCGGGTCACCTTGAACCCGGCTGTCGACCAGTTCACGGTGACCAACACCACCTGGGCTTCGGACGTGACCGAGCGGCTGATCACTGGCAGCGGTGTCCTGGAGCAAGTGGTCGAGACCCGTCGTTCAGAGCAGGTGCTGGCGTCCTCCAGCGAGGAAGCGCAGTTCCTGCGCGCGCTGCAGGTGGCCTATCGGGTGGAAGGCTTCGGCCCCAGCGAAGCGCTGTCCGCCTTGCGCTTTGATGGCATCGGGATCAGCCAGCCTGCGGGCACGGCGGCCAATGCCTCGGGACTGCTCACGGGCAGCTTCCAGATCCCGCAGGCGATTCCGGCCGGGGCGAAGCTGGTGGAGTTTCTCGGTGCGGGCGGCAGCTACGGTTCAGCCACCTACGTCGGGCGCGGCCAGATCGTCACCGAGACGCGTCGTCGCATCCTGACCACCGTAGTGCGTCGCTGGGACCCGCTGGCCCAGACCTTCACGCTGCCCGAGCGCCGGGTGATCGGTGGTCTGGAGCTGTGGTTCACCACCAAAGGGGGATCGGCACCGGTCATCGTGCAGATCCGCGAAACACAGGTCGGGATGCCCACCACCACGGTGCTGACCGAAGGCCGGTTGCTGGCCGCCGACATCAAGACCGATGGCAACGCCACGCGCATCACCCTCGACCCGGTCGCGCTGGAGGCCAACCGCGAGTACGCCCTCGTGGTCCTCACCGACGATGCGAACCACGCGGTTTCGGTGGCGGAACTCGGTAAGTACGACCCGCGTACCGGCTGGGTCACCGCGCAGCCCTACCAGATCGGCGTGCTGCTCTCGTCCTCCAACGGGATCACCTGGACCCCGCACCAGACGCAGGACCTGACCTTCCGGCTCTTGGGGTGCCGCTTCTCGCAGCAGTCCAAGACAGTATCTCTGGGTCAGTACACGGTGACCAACCTGTCGGATGTGATGGCGCTCGCAGGCGTCGAGCGTCCGGCGGCTGGCACCGACGTGCAGTTTCTGGTGACCGATGCGCAAGGGCGGATCTACACCCTGTCGGAGGACCAGGGGCTGGCCTTGAGCGAGAAGCTCTCGGGCAACCTGGCGGTGTCGGCCAAGCTGACGGGTACCGAGACGGCAAGCCCAATCCTGTATCCGGGCACGCAGTTGGTGTTCGGCACGCTGGAGGCGGCGGGGGACTACCTGTCCCGGGCGATTCCAGCTGCCGCCACCTTCAATGTGTCGGTGACCTTTGATGCACTCACGCCCGGCACGTCCAGCGTGGCAGTGCAGGCCGAGTCGGGAACGCCGGGTAGTTTCCAGGCGCTCTCCTTGTCTTCGGGGGTTGAGGTGGGTAACGGCTGGGTTGAGCGCACCTACAAGGCCAACAGCCTCGTCGGTGTCGGTGCAGATCGCACCACGCGCGTGAAGCTGGCCCTGTCCGGCAATCCTCAACACCGGCCTTTCGTGCGCAATCTGCGCGTGATCGTGACCTGATGGGGGTGAGCGATGCATCTCGAGCGCACGCCGCGCGGCTACCCCTTGCCGCACCCAGAGCACCTGCTCTCTGAAGACGTCTTGAACCTGCGCGAAGCCATCACTCGCATCGATGCGGATGTGGCTGCGCAGGCCGCGTCCTCTGAGCAGGGCCAAGACCAACTCACCGAACGGCTGCACCGCCAGCAATTGCGGGTGTTTCACCAGTTCGGCTTTTAAGGAGCACACCCCATGGCCAAAGACCCCTTGCTGCGCGATGCGGTGCGCGCGATCAAAGCCAAGATCGAAACCGCCGCCGAGATCGCCACACCGGAAGAGCTTGCCTATCTAGGCACAGCCATCGACCGCATCGGTGGTCGCGCCACCGTCCTCGAAGTGGAGGAGATGGGCGACATCAAGATGGCGGAGATGTCGGCGCACGCCAATGCCGTCGAGACCGCGACGCTGGACACCATTGCCACGGCGGCTGATGTGGCCATTGCCAACGTCACGGCCACCAAGACCGCTGCTGAGAGTTCCATCACAGCGACCCAGACGGCCGCAGAAGCCTCGGTCACCCAGACCAAGGAAGCTGCCTTGGCGGTGATGGCGCAGACCGAGACCAGCACGGTGGCTACCGTCAATGCTGCCGCGCAGAGTTCGATCCAGCAATCTGCCAGTGCCCGCGATCAGGCGATTGCGGCCGTCAGTAGCGCAGCCGATCAGGCCGTGGCCACGGCTCAGGCCGCTGCCAACAGCGTCACCCAGCAACTGGTGCTGGGGCGCAAGACCTTCTTCCTTGCCCAACTCTAAGGAGCCTCTTCGATGTCCATTCTGGGAACGGCGCTGCCAGCCGCCAACACGCTGGCGACCCTCTACGAAGTGCCCACCGGCCGCCGCGCCGTGGTCAATGTCGCGGCCTGCAACAAGGGCACGGCAGCCGCCAAGCTGCGCGTGGCGCTGACCGCGTCCGCCACGCCGGCCGAGAGCGAGTTCATTGAATTCGATGTGAGTCTGGCGGCGACCGAGGTGCTGGAACGCACTGCGCTCTCCTTGGCCGCTGGCCAGAAGATCGTGGTGCAGGCCAGCGCCGCCAGCGTCAGCTTCAACGCCTGGGGCATCGAGGAGGTGGCGTAATGGGACGATTCTTGCGCACGCTGCCGGTGGAGACCGCACCGGCCTATGAGAAGCAGCCGCTGCCGTTGGTGGGCGTGTTCTCCTCATACAACAACAGCCCGGACTGCAGCATCTACGACTCGGATTTCAATCTGGTCAGCCGGGCCAACCAGACCAATGCCGGCAACGCCTGGGCGACCTCGGGCGAGATCTGGTCAGACTACACCGGCTGGAATTACACCAATGGCCAGGTGAGCTCGAGCGCGGCAGGTACCTATTGGGTCAAGGCCACACCCTGCTACTCGGTCGACGGTCACCAATTGCTGCGTCTGTCGGCCAACGGGGGCATGGCGATGCGCCAGCCCGACCAGATGGGCAGCTTCATGGCCAACTTTGGGGTGGTTGTGGGTCCCGAAGGCTACCGCCAGCCGATGTCGCTGTGGTTCTCCGGTACCACCTTGCGCCAATACACACGCGGTGGCTTTGCCCAGCTCGATCAACTGACCACCGGCCTGGCAACTGTCTCGGCGGCCACCTGGGCCGGGGCCAACACCAATATGCGCAGCGCCGTGGGCTACCACTGGGCCGCCGGGCTCCTGGTGCTGATCGAGGCGCGCGATGCGAGCTGCAACTACCGCGCCCACATCTGGAAGCACCCCAGTGCCAAGCTCTCGGGCAAACCCGGCGAGCTCAACCAGTTCATCCTGGAGGCCAAGGCCGGTACCAACGGGGCCAGCTATCAGTACGTCGACTTCAGCTGGAATGCCAACGGCTCGACCAGTTATACCGAGAGCCAGTACCGGATGCGGGTCATCCCGACCAAGAGCGGCAAGATCGCCCTGGTGCGTTTTGTGCCGAGCAACTGCTCGCACATGGCCGTGCTCACCCCAGGCAGCGGCAACACCGGCGCGCTGGACACCAACTTCACGACGGTGTCCTGCACCACGTCCTACGGCATCGAGCAGGGCAGTTACTACGGGATGCGTCACCAGATCACTTGGGACAACCAGTGGGTGGCGGCTTTTGCGCCCTATTACTACTACGGCTCGGGCCTGTCGGGCTTTGTCGTCAACACCGACGACCCGACACGCTACTACCGGCTGTCCTACAGCAGCAGCTCTTGCGGTGTGTCGATCCTCCCGATCCGGGCGAGCGCCTTTGCCTATTCCTTCCACGAGAACAACGCCGACTCCAGCCAGGGGCTGAACGTTGGACTGATGGATTTTGCGGGGACGGGATTCCAGACCACGGGGGTACTGGCCAATGGGGGAGCGGTCAGTTTGTCGACCAGTCGTTACTGGATCGATACCGGCTACACCAGCACCAACTACCCCTGCCTGATGCCCGTTGAGAACTGGAAGATCTAAAGGAGATACCGATGCCCAAGCTCTACATTGCATTTCACGACAACGGGGTGGTGCGCGATATCGCCACCGAACCCCTGGAGGGCTACTTGCCCGCACCCAGCAAAGCCACCTCCACACTGGCCTTGCGCTATGCCCTGCAAGACGGCAAGGCGGTTGAGCGCTTCCCCGGCAAAACCGATGAGGAAGTGCTGGCCCTCATCGCAGCGGAGCAGGCGGCGCAGGCGCCCGCAGCTCCCTTACCTCAGAAAGTGATCACCAAGCTCGCCTTTATGAATCGCTTCACGATGGAGGAGCTGGCCGCGATCTACACCGCCGCCAAGACCGAGGTTCTGGTCGAGGTGTTCCTCGACAAGTTGAAGCTCGCCGAGGAGGTGAATCTGACTGATGCCCAGACCATCAGCGGCCTGCAGGCACTCGCTGCCAGCGGTCTGCTGACCGAGATACGGGTGCAGGAGGTGTTGCAGTGATGGCGGCTATCCAACACCGTCTGTCGATGCTGGCGATTTGGCTGCTGTGCCAGATCGCGGCGGTGATCGCTTCCGTCTGGATGCTCATCGCTGCGCTGATGGGCAGTCGACGTGCCTGGACCCTGGCGGTCGCCCACGACCAGTTGGCCAACGCCGCCTTCGGCGGTCACGAGGACGAGACGCTCTCCAGCCGTGCCGGCAAGGCCGCGCGCGAAGGCAAGCGCTGGGCCTGTGTGCTGTGCCGACTGCTCGACCGACTCGATCCGAACCACTGCGAGAAGTCCATAGAGCCTGATGAGGGCAAACCCATCGCCTGATTCTGTCGAGCCGTCACCCCCGTATTCCCCGATCCGCCGCTGGCGGATTTTTTACTTCTGGAGCCCACCCATGGCAGATCATTTTTTACACGGGGTCGAGGTCGTTGAAATCGACAACGGCCCGCGTCCCATTCGTACTGTCCGATCTTCGGTGATCGGCCTTGTCGGCACCGCACCGGATGCCGATGAAACATCCTTCCCGCTGAACACCCCGGTGCTGATTGCCGGCTCGCGCCTGGAAGCAGCCAAGCTGGGTGCTACCGGCACCTTGCCGATGGCCATCGACGGCATCTTCGATCAGGCCGGCGCGCTGGTGGTGGTGATCCGTGTGGCTGAAGGCGCAACGGAGGCCGAAACGCAAACGAATGTCCTCGGTGGCGTCGATGCGGACGGCCAGTACCTCGGCCTGCAGGCACTCTTGGCGGCTCAGTCGGTGGCCAAAGTCACACCGCGCATCCTGATCGCCCCGGGTTTTACGCATCAGCGCCCCCAAGACCCTGACTATCCCGATGACGAGACCCGCCAACTGGCGAACCCGGCCGTGGCGGAACTGCTGGGCATTGCCGAGCGCCTGCGCGCGGTGATCATCGCCGATGGCCCCAACACGACGGACGCTGCTGCCATTGACTACCGCGAGGACTGGGGTTCACCGCGCATCTACGTGGTCGATCCGCACGTCAAGGTGATGAAGAACGGCGCCGTGGTGACCGAGCCGGTCTCCGCCCGTGTTGCCGGTCTGATCGCCAAGATCGACAACGACCGAGGCTTCTGGTGGAGCCCTTCGAACAACGTCATCAACGGCATCGTCGGCAGCCACCGGCCGGTGGATTTTGCGCTGGGCGATCCGAACGCCCGGGCGAACCTGCTCAACGAGAACGAGGTGGCCACCATAATCCAGGAGGATGGCTACCGCCTGTGGGGCAACCGCACCTGCTCCTCGGACCCCAAGTGGGCGTTCCTTTCGGTGCGGCGCACCGCCGACATGATCAACGAGTCGCTGCTCAGAGCACACCTCTGGGCGGTGGATCGCAACATCACCAAGACCTACGTCGAGGAAGTGACCGAAGGCGTGAATGCCTATCTGCGTCAACTCAAAGCCCAGGGCGCCATCCTCGGTGGCAAGTGCTGGGCCGACCCGGATCTGAACTCGCCGACTTCGATTGCGGACGGGAAGATTTACTTCAACTTCGACTTCACCCCGCCGTATCCGGCCGAGCACATCATCTTCCGCTCGCACCTGGTTGATGACTATCTGGAGGAAATTCTGTAATGGCTATCGAACTGCCCCGCGTGCTGAAGAACATGAACCTTTTCGTCGACGGCCGAGGCTACGCCGGGCGTATCGACGAGATTCAACTGCCCAAACTGACCTTGAAGACCGAGGAGCACCGCGCCGGCGGCATGGATCTGCCGGTGGAGATCGACCTCGGTATGGAAAAGCTCGAAGCCGAGCTGACGATCGCCGATCACGATCCCGAGGTCTTCAAGCTCTTCGGCCTGCTGGATAACGCCGCGACGCAAATCACCATCCGGGGCGCCATCCAGGCGCAGGGATCGGAAGCCAAGCCCGTCATCGTCAATTTGCGCGGTGGCTGGAAGGAGCTCGACGCCGGTACCTGGAAGCCCGGTGACAAAAGCACCCTCAAGGTCTCGGTGGCCGCCAGTTACTACAAGCTGACCATCGATGACGAGGAGTTGATCGAGATCGACGCCATCAACCTGGTACGCAAGGTGGGCGGTACCGATCAGATGGAAGCCATTCGTGCCGCGATTGGTTTGTGATGAACGACATGGAGAACATCGAATGAGCACTGCCGAACGCATCAAACTCAACTTTCCCATCGAGCACGATGGCGTCCCCATTGCCGATATTGCCCTGCGCCGTCCCACCGTGGGAGACCACCTGGCCGCGCAGAAGTCGGCGGGGACCGATGCCGAGCGCGAGATCCGGCTGATTGCCAACCTCGCTGAGCTGCCGCCGGCTGCGATCCACCAGCTCGATATGAAGGACTACGCTGCCTTGCAGAAGGTGCTGGGCGGTTTTTTGCAGTGAATCCGGGTGAGCTCTCCGCCCTCGTGGTGGAGCTCGCCCTCTATACCCACTGGCCTCGATCCGAGTTGCTCGCCCTGGAGGTGAGTGAGTTGGTCGAGGCCTTGTCATTGGCGCGACGCCTGTCTGCCGTTCCATCCTCCTGAGGTTTCTTCATGGCCACAGCGCATCCCGTTCAGATCAGTATCGGTGCCACGCTGGCGGCCTCGCTCGGCTCGGCCGTGCGCGGTGCCCAGGCTCAGCTGAATCAGCTGGGTTCGACCATGGCGGAGCTGGGCAACAAGCAGTCGGGCATCCGTCAGCTGGAGACCCTGCGCAGCCAAGCTCGAGATGCGGCACTGGCCATGCGCGCGGCGCAACAGAAAGTCGCCGGCCTGGAAGGGAACATGGCCAACCAGGGTGGTGAACCCAGTGCCAAGCAGGCCCGCGAACTGGAGCGTGCCCGTGCCGCCGCCGCTCGGGCAGAAGAGGCCTACCGTCGCCAGCGCTCGGCCGTGGATGAACTTTCGGGATCGCTGCAGCGCGCAGGGGTCAACACCCGCGCCATGGGCACCGAGTCGGCACGCCTGGGCAGCCAGTTGGAGACCCTGCGCTCTCGCACCGAAGCCCTGACGCGTGCCCAGCAGGCCCAGGCCCGTAATCTGGAGAACCGCAGCGCCTACCGCACTCAGATGATGGACGCCGTGGCGCTGGGCGGTGCGCTCTATGGTCTGGTGCAGCCGGCGGTCCAGTTCGAGTCAGTCATGGCCGACGTCAAGAAGGTGGTGAACTTCGACACTCCCGAGCAGTTCGGGCAGATGTCCAAAGATGTGCTCTTGATGTCGACGCGCATCCCGATGGCGGCCGACGGCATTGGGGCCATCGTCGCGGCTGCCGGTCAAGCCGGTATCGCCCGGGAAGAACTCCTGCGCTTTGCTGAGGATGCCGCCAAGATGGGCGTGGCCTTCGATCTGTCGGGCCAGCAGGCGGGTGCGGCGATGACGGGTCTGCGCTCGATCTTTGGCCTCACCCAGGACGAGGTGGTGAAACTCGGAGACGCCATCAACCACCTCTCGAACAACATGGATGCCAAGGCGTCCGATCTGCTCAACATCGCCAACCGGGCGGGCTCGACAGCCAAACTCTTCGGCCTGTCCGGCGCACAGCTCAACGCCCTGGGCGCGACCTTCCTCGCCTTAAAGACCCCACCCGAGGTCGCTGCGACCGGCATAAATGCGCTCTTGATGAAGTTGGCAACTGCCGACAAACAGAACGAGCGCTTCCAGCAGGGCTTGCAGGACATCGGGCTGTCGGCCGAGGTCATGAAAGAGATGATCGGCCGCGATGCCCAAGGGGCGCTGACCACCTTCCTGCGCCAGGTCAAAAACGCCCCCGACCTGATGGGCACGCTCTCGGATCTCTTCGGCATGGAGTACGCCGACGACATCGCCAAGCTGGTGGGTTCGATGGACACCTACGAGAAGGCGGTGGGTCTGGTCGCTGATCAGACCGCCTATGCCGGCTCGATGCAGGCAGAGTACGAAGCACGCTCGGCCACCACCGCCAACAACCTGCAGCTCTTGAAGAACCAGATGAGCCGGCTGGGCATCACGGTGGGCAATGCACTGCTGCCGGCCCTGAACAACTTGGTGGGCGCACTGATGGCGCCCATCGAAGGCATCACAGCGTTGGCAGAACGTTTCCCCATCGTCACGCAAGTGGTGGTGGGCACCGTTGGTGCTGTGCTGGCCTTGAAGGTGGCGACCATTGCCCTGGGCTATGCCTGGACCTTCGTGAAGGGGCCGATTCTTGGAGCGCAGGTGGCGTTCCAGTCAGCACGGGCAGGCTTGGCACTGCTGCAGGTGCAGGCGGCTACGACTGGGGCGAGCGCCAGCATTCTGTCGATTGCCTGGCAGCGGCTGCAGTCCGGCTCCCTCGGTCTGATTGCTCCGCTCAAATCGGCAGCGTTGGCCTTCTGGTCGATGCTGCCGGCCATTGGTGCCACCACGGCAGCCTTGCTCGCCAATCCGATCACCTGGATCGTGGCGGGCATTGGCGCGGTGGTCGCTGGCCTCGCGCTGGTGATCCGTAAGTACTGGGACCCCATCGCGGCCTACGTCGGTGGCGTGTTCGAGGGCATTCGCTCCGCCGTGCAGCCGGCGATCAGCAGTCTTTCCACAGCACTGGCGCCACTCGCGCCCATAGGGACGGCCATTGCCAACGTCTTCGGCTTCATCGCCGATGGCGTGAGCCGGGTGGTGGGCTGGATTGGGCAGCTGCTTGCGCCGGTGACACTCACCCAAGACAAGTTCGCTTCGCTCTCGGCCTCGGGTCAATCGCTCGGGGCGGTGATCGGTGGTGTGTTGAGCACAGCTTTTACTGTCTTGACCCTGCCGATCCGTGCCGTGGGCACGCTGGTGGGGTGGGTGATCAACGGCTTTACGGCCCTGGTGTCCTTCTCATCCCTGGCCAAGATCAGCGCCGCTTGGCAGCCAGTGGCGGATTTCATGACCGGTCTGTGGTCGGGTATCACCGCCACCGTCGGTCAAGCCATCGACTGGATAGCCAACAAGATCGGCTGGGTGATCAACGCTGGCAAGCAGGTCGGCGACTGGTTCGGTTCGCTCTTCGGCAGCGAGAAGCAGGCTGTGCCGACATCCACGGCACCAACATTCTCGCGTCCAGCGGCTATGGGTGGCACTGCCGCTCTGGCTGCGCCGCGTCCAGCTGTCGGTACCGCGCCGGTTGGCATCACGCCGATGTCAGCGGGCAGTCCGGCAGTAGCAAACACCCGGCCGATGGCAATGCCTGCTCAACCGCTGGCTGCGCGCGGCAACACCAGTGTGTCGCTGTCGGCCCCGATCACCGTCAACGCACCACCCGGAATGGATGCGCGCGAGATCGCAGCGCTCATCGAGTCGCGCCTGCGTGCGCTGATGCGCGAGACCACCCGAAGTCCGGCAGCGGCGATGTACGACTGATTCTGATCAGACGTTTCCTTTTTTCATTCTTTACCGAGGTGTGCCATGGCCGAACGGGTGATGTTGGGCCTGGGCGAGTTTCGTTTTGAAATCGCCACGCTCGCTTACCAAAAATTCTCACTCAACCAGTCCTGGCGCTGGCAGGAGCAGGCGCGCATCAAGCGTGACCCGGCCCTGCAGTTCGTCGGACGCAACGTTGGCGAGATCGAACTCGACGGCGTGATCTACCCGAGCTTCAAGGGTGGCCTGGGGCAGATCGAAGCCATGAGATCCCTTGCTGACGCAGGCAAGCCGCTGCAACTGGTCGATGGTCTCGGCCGCATCTGGGGCGCCTGGGTGATCACGGAGATCGGCGACACCCGCACCCTGTTTGCGGATGACGGCCAGCCCAGAAAGCTCGAATTTCGCATCAGGCTCAAGGCCTACGGGGAGGATCAGCCATGACCTTACCCATCTTCAAACGCGTGATCACCCGGGATGGGGATGTGCTCGATGACCTCATCTGGCAGCACTACGGGCGAGGCGATGTACTGGCTGCCGTGCTCGAGGCCAATCCCTCACTGGCGCAGTTCCCCCCAGTCCTAAGCGCTGGCCTGGTGATCGAGTTGCCTGAGTTGCCGCTGCCGGCAGAAGCGCCGGTGATCCGGCTGTGGTCATGAGGAGGCATCGATGCAACCGATCTTCCGTCTCTACGCCGACAGCCAAGAGATCACCGCTGCCATCCGCGACCGGCTGATCGAGCTGGTGGTCACCGACGAAGCCGGCATCCAGTCCGATGAGCTGAAACTGACCCTCGATGATCGCCGCCGTGAGGACGGCGCGATTGCGCAGCTGCCGCGCATCGGCACGGTGCTCACGGTGTCGCTGGGCTATGCCGAAACCCGGCTGGTGTCGATGGGGCGCTTCATCGTCGACGAGGTCGAGATGCGCTCGCCTCCGGCTACGCTGACGGTCTCAGCCAAAGCGGCCGATATGGTCGGGCCGTTTCGCAGTCCCAAGACCCGCTCCTGGGATGCGACCACGCTGGGCCAACTGGTCGAGGCCATCGCTGCCGAGCATCGGTACGAGGCCAGGATCGATCCAGAACTCGGCGCCATTGCCATCCCGCATCTGGACCAGACGGCCGAGTCGGACATGGCGCTGATCACCCGACTGGCCGCCAAGCACGATGCGGTGGCCAAGCCTGTGGCAGGGTTTTTCGTACTGGCCAGGCAAGGGGCGATCAAGACCATCACCGGCCAGGTGATGCCAACGATCAAGCTCTCAGGGAGTGATCTGGCGGAGTGGCGCTACCGGCACTCGGCGCGCAAACCCGGCGGGAGTGGCTCCACCAGTGACCGCGACACTTCGACACCACCGACGACAGCAACCGGTGGCACACGCGCGTACTGGTGGGACTTCGAGAAAGGTGAGCGCCGGGAAGTGACCACTGGTCAGCCACCGTTCGAGGAAATCCGCTACGTCCACGCTACGGAAGCCGAGGCCAAGGCCGCCGCAGCCACCCGCAAGAACACTGGGGAGCGGGGACAAGGGGAACTCAGTTTCAGCCTACCCAGTGACCCGAGGCTGGCCGCCGAAGGTCGGCTGTCCATTGCTCTGCGACCCGGCATCCCGACCGACTGGCGCATCAAGCGCGTCGAGCACCGCCTTGGTGCCCAGGGCTACACGACGCAGGTCGAGTGCGAGCGATTCACCGCTTCGCCCGTGCCAGTGACTGACACGCCGACTACAGCCACCACCGAATCCAACAGATAAGGAGACAAGCACTGTGACCCCTGACAAAGACCCTTCAACCTACGGCCTGATCACCTACCTTTGGGTGACCGGGCTGGCCGCCTGGGGTGGCCTGGTCAATTTCTACCGCAAGGTGAAGTCCGGCGAGACCCGGGCATTCAACGTGGTGGAGCTGATCGGCGAGATCGCCACCTCGGCCTTCGCCGGCCTCATCACCTTCTGGCTGTGCGAGGCCGCGCAGTTCAATCCCCTGGTCACTGCCGCCCTGGTTGGCATCTCCGGCCACATGGGCAGCCAGGCCATCTACCAACTGGAGCGCTGGGCGCAGTCGCGTCTGGGCAAGGAGCGGTCATGAACGCTATCGACAACATCCTCGACGAAATCATCCGCCGGGAAGGCGGCTACGTGAATCACCCGTCCGACCGGGGTGGGCCAACGAACTTCGGCATTACCGCACAGACGCTGGGTAGCTGGCGCAAGCTGGGCCGTCCGGCCACGGCGGCTGAGGTGCAAGCGCTAACGGAAACCGAAGCCCGCGCCATCTACCGCCAGCAGTACATCACCGGTCCCGGCTTCGAGGCCATCACCCATCCGGCTCTATTGCATCTGCTAGTGGACGCCGGGGTGCATTCCGGGCCGAAGCGGGCGGTGCAGTGGCTGCAGGCAGCGCTGGGCGTCATCGCCGACGGCGTGATCGGTCCCAAGACCCGCGCAGCACTCGCGGCCACCGACCAAGGTGTGCTCTACGGCAAGGTGCTGGGCCAGCGCCTTCGCCATCTCGGACGGCTGATCACCAACGACCCCAAGCAGTCTGCTTTTGCTGCGGGCTGGATGAACCGCATGGCGGAATTCGTGGAGGGCACGGTATGACTCCGTTACTCACCACCTTGGCTCCGGGTCTGCTCGATGCCGGAAGTCGCCTGATCGACCGCCTGGTGCCGGACCCGGCAGAGCGGGAAAAAGCCAAGCTCGCGTTGCTGCAGGCCGAGGGGCAGTTGGCACTGCAAGAGATGCAGACAAGTCTCTCGGCGATCCTGGCCGAAGCCAACTCGCCCGACCCTTGGACCAGCCGGGCGCGGCCGACCTTCCTGTACGTGATCTACGGCGTGATCTTGCTGTGCGTGATGGGCGCCATCATCGGCATCTGGTGGCCGACCCACGTTTTCCAGGCAGCGGAGAACCTGAACAAGCTGCTGGGTGCGGTTCCCGAGAGCCTGTGGTGGCTGTTCGGTGCCGGGTATCTGGGCTACACCGGGGCGCGCAGCTTCGACAAGTGGCGAGGGCCGGTCCGCTGATCCGTCCCGCCGAACACGACAACCTGAAACGACGATCCCCCGATCTCACTGCCTTCGCCGGTGGTGGGGTCGGGGGATTTTTGCTTTGTAGTGGGGCGCGCCGGTAAAATGACGGCTTGGACAGGGGACGGATTTGTGATTTTCCGACCCCAGAAAAGACTAACCCCGGGTTCATCACCAGACTCATTGGAGACTGGGAGAGGAATAGCCCGGGGACTGCAGACGAAATATAACACACCTCCGCCACCGATTGCCAGTCCCCGCTGTGCCTTGACGGCGAGGTAGAGAGGGCAATCCATGCAACAAACAGGCTCCGGCAGCCAAGCAGCACCGACCCCCTCGGGCACGACGATCACCTGGTCGGAGCTCGAGGCAGCCTTCGCGCCCGAGCGCTTGGCGCCTTACCTGAACCACGCGGGCGGTGACCGTGACTTGGCCGTGGCGCTCTACCTCTGGAACATCGCACTGTGTGAGAGTCTGTATCCCTTGCTCAACCTGAGTGAAATCACGTTGCGCAATCGGTTCCATCAGGTGCTCAGCCAGCATTTCCAGCGACAGGACTGGTACGACGACGCGTGGCTGGATCAGCGGGATGCCTCCAAGGTTCTGGAGGCCAAGCAAAAGATCGCTCGTCACCGGCTGAGTCCGACCCCCGGGCGCGTGGTGGCGGAGTTGACGTTTGGGTTCTGGACCAGCTTGCTGGATGTTCGTTACGAGCGCAGTCGGGTTCTCTGGCCAGTCATGGCGCCGAAGATTTTCGGCAACGCGCCCCGCAAGCTGCGCACCCGAAAAGATCAGTCTCCTTATGCGGCACAGTTGCGCACCCTGCGTAACCGGGTGTTCCACCATGAACCTGTCTGGCACTGGCCCAACTTGCCGGCATTGGTCAGGGAGTCGGAAACCTGGCTCCTCTGGTTGAATCCCGATATCGCCCGCTTGCACAGTCTGCTGGATCGCTTCCACAGCATCCACGCGGCCGGCCCAGGTGGCATGCCCAACATCAAGGCGGTGTGATGGCATCGATACTGGGCATCGAGTCGCCGGCGCAATACTGGCAGGAGGTGGTGCTCCCGAACGCGCTGCACTACCGCCAGCATCCAACGGCCAGGGAAGCCTTCAACTTGGCGGCGTCGCTGTGGCACCTGATCGACTGGATCTTCGAGGACCCACGCTTGAATCCGCAGCGCCAGCAGAAGTCCGATCTTCAAGCTACCTTGCGACAGCAGTGCCCGGCCTTGGGGGTGATGCACGACATCACCACGCTGTACAAGCACGCTCGAATGACCAGGCCGCAAGGGAATGTGATGGCTACGGATGTGGAGATGCTGGGGGCAACGTTCTACTTCGGCCCAGGTGGTCCTGTTTCCGAACATCCAGCTGAGTACGTCGTGACCTTGGAGGGAGGGGAGCAGCGCCCATTGAACGAATTGTTCGATGAGGCGCTGAAATTTTGGGACAGCTACTTCCGCGCTGATGCGGCGGGCCAGCAGGTCACGCCATAGCCGCCACCTAAGGTGCGCCGGTGTTGGCTGCGACCGGCCGCCGCCCCACGACGTTCCCCACCACATTGACCGCCTCGAGCATCGCCTGCGGTGACAGATGCGCGTAGCGCATCGTCACCTTGGGATCGTGGTGGCCGAGGAGCTTCTGCACCTCGTACAGCGACCGCCCGGCATTGACCAGGAAACTGGCGTAGCTGTGGCGCAGGTCGTGCAGCCGTACCTCTTCCAGCCCGACCTTTTTGCGGATCGAGTCCCAGGCGTAGAAGATCGACACCGGTGGCTTCTTGGTCTTCGGGTTGAAGAACACCCAGGGAATGTCCTCCTGCCGGGGCAGCGACAGCAGCAACTCCACTGCCGCGTCCGACAGCGGAATGTGACGCGGCTTCTTCGACTTCGAGCGCGCCGCCGGCACCGTCAGCATCCGCCGGTTGAAATCGATCTCGTCCCACCGCGCATCCAGGATCTCGCGCTTGCGGGCACCGGTGTACAGCAGCAGCCGGATCACCTGGCCCACCTGCACATTGCGGTTGGTGTCGAGTTCATCAAACAGCCGCTGCACCTCGTCGGTGGTCAGATACCGCTCCCGCGCACCGTGGTCCTCGAAGGGCTCGACGCCATCACAAGGGTTACTCTTGGGCGGCAGGATGTCCCAGCGGATCGCGCAGTTGTAGATGAACTTCATCAGCACGATCATCCGGTTGCAGGTGCCCGCCGCGTAGCCCTTCTCGAACACCGCGTGGTGGAAGGCCACCACATCGGAGCGGGTGATCCGGTTCATCCGGAACTCGGCAAACACCGGCAGCAGATGGTTGCGCAGCATCGTCTCGTCCGTCTCCCAGCTGCGCTTGCGGGTCTTGGCGTAGGGGAGGTAACGCTCGGCCACGAAATCCCCGAAGGTCGGCACATCCTTGAAGCGGTGGCTCTCCACCTTTGGGTCGCCACCCTCGGTGACCATCTGCTTCATCTTGTGCGCCTTGGCCCGGGCGTCCGACACCGAAATCTCATCAGCCCGGCCAATCCGGTTCAGCCGCACCTTGCCGGCCGCATCGCGGTAGCGGAAATAGAAGGTCGCCCCGCCACTGGCGCGATGCTCCAGCAGGAAGCCCTTGATCTCCGTATCGAAGTAACTCACAGCCCCGGAGGCAGGCTCGCGACCTGGCAGCGTGGCCAGGAATTCGGTCGTCAACGCTTGTGCTGGCATCGTAGTGCTCCTCTATCTATTGAGGGTCATACTACGATACAATGCGCCGGAAAGGACATAAAAAGCGTCTAATAGATCAGAATATTTACCTACCCAAGAAGGAGTCGACCATGATCGACGGAAGACAGATCCGCGCCGCACGCGCGATGCTGGGCTGGAGCCGGGACGACCTGCTCAAGGCCTCGGGCATCTCGATGTCAGCGCTGCTGCGCATGGAAGGGGCGCTGGCTGACAGCCGAGGCTCCACGCTCAACAAGGTGGCCAAGGCCCTGACCCTGGCCGGCATCGAATTCGTCACCCGCGATGACGGGGCGATTGGCGTCATTCTCAAAGCCACTAGCGCGCCGAGTGGCGCGCAGCAGTGAGTACCCCAATGACTGGGGCTCTGGAGCAGTTCGTCAGCAAGATCCGGTCTGACCTTGGCGAACCCGAGGCGGTGCCCGGATTCGACCCGTTGAATGGCAACGAGCAGGCGAAGTTTCTTTTCCTGCTGGAGGCGCCAGGTCCTCAGGCATTGAAAACTGGAAAAATCTCCTTTGATAACCCCGACCCATCCGCCTGCAACTTCAAACGACAGTTGGAGGAGGCGGGTGTCCAGCGTGGGGAGATTGCCGTGTGGAACATTGTGCCCTGGTACCTCGGCACGCCTGATTGCGCATCGATTCGTGCAGCGACCGGCGAGGACGTCCGTCGAGGCATGGCGTATCTGCCGCAGCTGCTTGCCGCCTTACCGAGACTCGAAGCCATCGTCTTGGTTGGCTCGGCCGCGCGCAAAGCGCACGTTTTCTTGTCCACGATCACCCGGGCACGGATACTTGCGTGTCACCATACCTCCGCCCGCGCACAGCAAGCGAACGCCCGGGCAGCCACTGAGAACATCGCCGTTTTCCGAATGCTGCAGGCACAAAATCCGCCTGATGCGCCACAATGAGCACAGCATCCCGAGCCGCCCAAAAGGCACAAAGGCCACCTGATGAGACACATTGGGTGGCCTTTGCACTAGATGGCTTCGGTTGGTAGGTAGTTGGTACGTCGGATTGGCTGCAAATTGCGTCTATATAGGTAGGTGACGCGGCTAAGTCTTTGAAAAGACAAAAGAAATATCCGATCAGACTGAAAATATGCCTTTTGCGGTAGGAAAGTGGTCGGAAGTGGGTGCTTCGAGGGCTTAAAAACTCGCGTAAGTCTTTGACTTATAAAGGGATTGCAGAGTAGCTGGCTATTACGCTCACTCCTGGTGTGGATACATGGGTTGGCGGTGCCGATAATGACACGGTGAATGCCATTGTTGACGGCACAACTAACGCAGTTGCAACGACCATGACAACGCTGGACTCCATTGATGGCGGCGCTGGCAATGACACCTTGACTCTGAATGTTCTCAACGGCGCTGGCGTTGCTGGCACAGCCGTGACTGCTTTGCCTGTCATTTCCGTCAAAAATGTTGAAACCGCCAATGTGCGCTCGGCAGTTGACTTGACAGCCAACGTTTCGACTTGGACTGGTTTGACGGGCTTGAATGTGACTCAAGGTGCTGCTGTATCACTGACAGCCGCCAACACCACTGACGTGTCGGTGGCTGGTGCAACAGGCGCTGTCACATTGAATGGTGGAGCCTCTGCCACCGTAGCAGCCGCAACTGCAACCCAAGCTGTGACCATCGGTGCCACCACTGTGGGCGCTGGTGCAGTGTCTGTGACGCACACCAATCAAACATCTGGCAACATCGCCATCGACGGCGGCACGACAGTGGGCGTCACTGCTTCCAAAGCCACCTCGGGCACTGTGACTGTGGGTCAGGGCGGTGACGCTACGGATCAGCCCTCTGGCGCGATCACCGTGACAACGACTGGCGCTGCATACGCTGCTGCCGATACTGCGGCTACACGCGGTGCAATCCAGACAACTGGCGGCACAACCGTGACTGTGACTCAAACAGCCACATCTTCTTCGGCTGCCGCCGCAACTGATACAACCAACACCGGCCACGGCGTGACTCAGAGCGCTGTGACCGTGACGGGTGGCACGTCCACCACGGCCGTGACTGTCAGCCAATCGTCTGCTGTTTCTGCTGTTGACGCAGTACCAGCTGTCACTGGTGTCAAGCAAGTGGATACAGTGACCTTCATCGCATTGGCTGCCACAGAGTCCGTGATTGTGGGTGGTTTGACTTTCACGGCTGCAAAAGCCCTGACAGCTGCTGAAGTTGCTGCGGCATTTGCAAACCTGAGCGCAGGCGCCACCCATGGTGCTGCACCCGCTGGTAACGGCATTTATTCAGGCACATTTGGTACTTACACCACTGGTGCAGTGACCACCGCCAACTCTGCTTCTAAAGTGGACGCCACAGCATCTACTGCAGCGGCTGGCAACACAGCAATCACTGTTACTGCCAACATTGCTTCTGCCAACAAGACCGCTGGTGTCGCTGCATTCGACGCAATGACAGGCAAGATGGGTGTTGCAGGTGGTGTGGTTCAAGTGATCGATTATGGCTACGCTGACGCGGCCAAAGCCGATTCGATCACCACAGCCACTTTGTCCGGTTATGCTGCAACCAGCTTCGTTAAGTCTGATGCGTTGGCCACCTTGTCGCTGGCAAACAGCGCAGGTTCGTTCGCTGCATGGAACAACACGGCAACAACCCTGGGTCTGACCCTGGACAAAGTCACTGGCGCAGTGAGCTTGGACGGTGCTACTAACGCCGCTGGCAAATACACCGCTTTGAACGTCAGCACAACGGGCACTAAATCGGCCACGGCTTTGACCGCTGCAGCGGTGACTGCCCTCACCGTGTCGGGCGATGTCGCTCTGGACTTGACCGGCTCCACACTCTCGGCACTGAAAACAGTGACGGTGACCGGTGCTGCTGGCCTGACCATCGACGCTTCTGGCTCAACAGTGACTGCCGTGAATACCACCGGCACCACCGGCAAAGTCAAAGCAACGGTTGATGCATCCAAAGCCACTTACACCGGCGGTGCTGGCGTTGACGCAGTGACACTGTCGTCCACCACAGTGACTAAAGCCGTGAGCACTGGCGCTGGTGATGACAGCGTGACTCTGGCTACAGGCACATCGGCTTTGACAGCCAATGTGGCTGGCGGCGAAGGCACAGACACCCTGGTGATGGCTGCAGCAGACGCGGCATCGGTTTCGACCACCGATACTTTCGAGACAAAAATTGATGGTTTCGAGAAGCTGAGCTTGGGTCAGGCAGCCAGCGTGGTATCGGTCAACCTCGCCAATCTTGATGGTATTGACTACGTTGTGAGTGCCGGCGCAGCTGCTGGCAGCAATACGGTTCTTCACAACAACATTATTATCAACGGCACGACTTCCACTCTGCTGTTCAACGTCAACATGCCTGCAAACTCCACGTTGTCTATTTACGGGTTGACCATTTCCACGACCGTTGCTCTGACGCCTGCACAATATGTCAGCGTCATTACGGGTGGATCAGTGGCTGGCGCTACCAGGACCGGTACTCTGCAGAACGGCGTGACATTGGCTGTTAATGGCGGCAACTCCGGCCACCTTGATGTTACGGGCGCTACGGCCACTTTATTCTCTGCTACACAAGCCTCCGGTCTGACTGTTACCGAAATGGCCAACAACGGCACACTGGAATTGACAGCTGCCGCCACCACATCCACTGTGACCATGACAGACGCTACCGGTACCGCCGACAGCTTCAACGTTGTCACAAAGGTGGATGCCGCTAACGTTGACTTCGGTGCTGTGGCTGTTGCAGGTGTGGAAACTGTCAATCTGACAGTGACTGACACAACGCCAGTTGACGACACGACAGGTCTCGCAACGATCAGCAAAGCCACATTGACTGTGACCGACGCAGCTGCTAAAGCCATCGTGGTCGCAGGCAATGCCAACCTGGACTTGACTGCTGCCAGCACAGTGCTGACTTCTGTCAATGCATCTGCTCTGACAGGCAAACTGAGCTTCAGCACTGCAGTGACAGCCGCCGAAGTTACTGGTGGTTCTGCTGCTGACAGCCTGACTGCCACAGGCAGCGGCCAGAAGCTCAATGGTGGCGCCGGTGCTGACACATTGGTTGTGACCGGTGACCTGGCCGTTTTGACTGGCGGCGCAGGCAACGACACGTTTGATGTGGCCGATGCCACAACCAACGTGAACAGCTATGCGACCATCACCGACCTGGCATCTGGCGATGCCATCAAGTTTGGTGCTGTTGCTGCCAAATTCCTGCCTGCCAAGGTGACTCTGGGTGACACAGCCGTGTTCCAGGATTTGGCCAACGCTGCCATCGCCAACGGTTCGCAAGGTGATGTGGCCTGGTTCCAATACGGTGGCAACACCTTCGTGGTTGAGCATGCTCAACCCGGCGGTGTGACCTTCCTGAACAACTCCGATGTGATTGTCAAGATCACCGGCTTGGTTGACCTGAGCACTGCATCGTTCAGCTCTGATGCTGATACGCTCTACATTGCTTGATTGAAAGTTGACGCCTTGACTTAACGGTCAGGGCGCCAATCAAAGCCACTTGATACCCCACCCCTCACAAGGGGGTGGGGTTTTTCGTATAATGGGGTCAGACTCGATGGGTGGAAATTTCTATCGAGTGTGTTTCGGTTCGACTTACAATAAGACTAATGGATCAGACTTGATTGAAAAACCAATCGAGTCTGACCCCGTTCAACTAAATAAGGAATCAAGATGAGTGATTGGAGCGCTGGTTATGTTGCCGACATTGGCTATACTTTTGGCTATTATCAGGAGTTAAACCCCCTACGTGCGAAGCTGGCATTTTTGAATTCGGGATTAAATGTGCCGGAATTTGGTCATGCCTGCGAGTTGGGATTTGGGCAGGGATTGTCTGCTAGTTTGCATGCAGCAGCTTCGGTTACATCGTGGCAAGGTACCGACTTTAATCCGAGCCAAGCGGCTTTTGCCCAAGACCTAATCGCTGCCTCTGGTGCGAATGCCAAATTGTATGATGAAGCGTTTGCCGAGTTTGCCAACCGAGCAGATTTGCCAGACTTCGATTTTATCGGTTTACATGGCATTTGGAGCTGGATCGTAAGGCTCTATCCCTACCACCTTCAAAAACCGAGTTGCCTGCGGCATCCTGTCATTTTTTGA